TTTTTTTAGCAGTCTGGGACGCTCCTAAAAAAATGGATGTTTTGGGGGGTTGGACGAAGCGTTTAATATCCAAACGTGATTTGAGTTGTGGAACCCTCGATGATATTTGTCACTGCACCACTCGCATGGGCTGAGATATATTCGATGAAAATATTATAGTGACCCGCCACAGCCATATTCGTTGTTGGTGCGAGGGCTACAGTTGTGGTAGTAGCAGCAACTGCGATATTCCATGGATTTGTACTCGCACTACCAAATACACTGGTAGGACCTTTTGCGATGGTGAGAGGTGTCTCACCCACCCAATTACCACCACCACACTCCATCGAGAGTGTACTGACTTCATCATCACTTTCAATGAGATGCGCTACAATCTTGGCATAGAAGACGTGGGCAGAAAATGTAATTTTAATTGTGGAATCCGCAATAGTTTGTTCACTATCGAGAGCTCCTGTAAAGGAGTAGGTCTTCTTTGTGACCTGTCCAGTATTGGTGATGAGACCCCCTGTGACATAGGCACGTCCCCCGACATACACATCCTTCGCAATACCGACACCACCAGCTGCTTTGAGAGCACCTGTAGATGGTGATGTCGCCTGTGTATCGTTAGTTAGGGTCACCACACCATCTAGGGTGGCGGCGGCACCGAACAGGGCACCCGTGATACCCACACCACCTCCAACTACGACGGTACCAGTACTTTTAGAAATAGAATCAGTTGTACCCAATGCGTGTAGGTTTGTGGTGTTTACATTTGAAGCGACACCTATACCACCTGAGACAATGAGAGCGCCATTTGTTCTTAATATAGACTCAGTTGCATTGGTCACCTTAGTTATACCATCAAATTCAGCTGTAGAACCAAACAGGGCACCCGTGATACCCACACCACCTCCAACTACGACGGTACCAGTACTTTTAGAAATAGAATCAGTTGTACCCAATGCGTGTAGGTTTGTGGTGTTTACATTTGAAGCGACACCTATACCACCTGAGACGATAAGAGCGCCATTTGTTCTTAATTTAGACTCAGTTGCATTGGTCACCTTGGTAATCCCGTCGAATTCAGCTGTAGAACCAAACAGGGCACCTGTGATACCCACACCACCCCCAACTACGACGGTACCAGTACTTTTAGAAATAGAATCAGTTGTACCCAACGCATGTAGGTTTGTGGTGTTTACATTTGAAGCGACACCTATACCACCTGAGACGATGAGAGCGCCATTTGTTCTTAATATAGACTCAGTTGTATCCAAAACCTTGGTAACACCATCCACGGTGAGGTTAGATGTCACATAGGCATTCCCTACGACGTGGAGATTAGCGGAGGGGGCAATTAAACCTATACCGACATTACCCGCTGGGGTCACGGCAACTCGTACATTTGTTCCCACATCTGTGGCATGGTTTGCGATGTTGAATGTATCATTGATGGAGTTATTGATACCCACTGAAAAGTTTTCACCGCTCGTGTTGAATGAAATAACGGGATCTTTTGTCGTTTCAGATGGTTCGAGTGTCAGTCGAGCATCGTTACCGTTACCATTGACGTACATCCCACCTGTAGTCGTCGCCATCACGTGAACGGGATGGGTTGTTGACACCGTACCCACACCCACATGGGAACCTACATACACATTCGTAGAATGAATGTTTGAAGCCACCCCGATACCTCCCAATACCACGAAGGCACCACCTGTAGTGGAAACTGTGTCTGTAGTACTTTGCACCCTTACATCACCACCAACATCGAGTGAAACTGTGGGTGAAGCCTCGTTAATACCAACCCTTGAGGTGCTCACATCCACAAACAGGTTAGAAACAGCACCGACTGTGAAGTCGTCACCAAAAGTTGTTGCACCGGTAACATCTAGGGTCTCTGCCACAGTAATATTATTCTGAACCTCAACATTACCCCTTAACCTAATTCTAAGAATGTGAGTGGGATCAGTAAAATATAATATATGGTTATCAGTAAATGTATTTTGTGTATATCCAATGGAGAAACTATGTTCATCCCCATGGTGAATGAGAGCAACGTTCGCAAATGTACCACCATCTTGGTGTTCAATTATAATCCCCGAATCGAGACCAGAAATACTATTGTTTGCACCAATACCGAAAATACGATCTTCGATAGTGACATTATTCGATGAAATAATCGTCGTATGACCACTCAGAGTGACATTTCCCAAAAACTCTGCTTCGGATGCGGAGATGACATACGTACCACCATCAGTCACGTAGACAGGAGACCGCTGAAAGAATCCATCATGGTTTACCATTGGGAGGTACTTATTGATAGGGTCCTTAAGTCCAGACACAGAAATGTTTGAACCCACGTTAAGATTCGAAGTGGTCACGAGACCTGTCGTCGCATTCGTGAACCGAATCGTGTTTGAAGTTGCGTTCCCCGTATCTGTGACTTGTTGGAGGGTCTGGAGTTGCGTGAGGAGATTGGAGGGTTCGATCTTCTGAAAGTCGTTATTCACATCACTGACGTATACCCAATTGATATCCCCCTCGTCTAAAACAATTTGGGCATTGGGAACATCATTGGCACGACCGATACCTGTGACGAAAACAGTTCCATTTGTTTCACCTATTTTAGCAACTACACCTATATTTTGAATGAGATTTGGAACTGAATCTGTATAAAAGGGTTTCACGTTGGAGAGTCCACCAGCTGTAACATTACTCACGTATACAGTTTCACCTGTGAGGAACCCTGATGTATCAACATTCTGCGCTCTACCATACGCTACTGCGACACCTTCACTCGCTTGAGTTAGGGTTTCATCATATACTACACCTATACATGGCATGGTAGCTGGATCATCAGCCCGAGCGAGTCCTACGTTCATGACATTTTGGTTTTGTGCACCTTTCACATACACTAAATCACCTCTCGAAATAGTTACACCAGCGTCATTCTTGATTTTTATAAAAGTATGAATGGGGTATTCATTTGTCCAGTCTTGTCCATCATATGTCAACACATGTTCGGAACTTAATGTTGTTGTGTCTATAATGACGTTCGCCATTTGGTTGAGTTTTATCTCGACATTGGAGTTGAGGTCTGTGAGAATGGCAGTTGTGGGATGGTTTAGGGTGAGGGTACCATCCGTGGTAGTATTGGAAGTTACATAGACATTCCCAACGACGTGAAGGTTTGAGGTGGGATTCTTGGTCTCGACTCCGACACTATGTGTCGTCGTGTCCACATGAAAGGTATCATCATCCACAGTCAAGTTTGAGGACACATATACATTCCCAACGACGTGGAGGTTAGCTGAGGGAGTCTTCGTTCCGACTCCGATGGAGTCGTTCACCACATCAACATGAAAGGTATCACCATCTACAGTTAAGTTGGAGCTGATATAGACATTCCCAACGACATGGAGGTTAGCGGAGGGAGTCTTGGTATTCACACCCACGTGACTGGCTCCAGCATCAACATGGAGGGTCTCAGTATCCACCGTCAAGTTGGAGCTGATATAGACATTCCCAACGACGTGGAGGTTAGCGGAGGGAGTCTTGGTATTCACACCCACGTGACTGGCTCCAGCGTCAACATGGAGGGTCTCAGTATCCACCGTCAAGTTGGAGCTGATATAGACATTCCCAACGACGTGGAGGTTGGCTGAGGGAGTCTTCGTTCCGACTCCGATGGAGTCGTTCACACATCAACATGGAGGGTCTCAGTATCCACCGTCAAGTTTGAGCTGATATAGACATTCCCAACGACGTGAAGGTTGGCTGAGGGAGTCTTGGTATTCACACCCACGTGACTGGCTCCAGCATCAACATGGAGGGTCTCAGTATCCACCGTCAAGTTTGAGCTGATATAGACATTCCCAACGACATGGAGATTGGCGGAGGGAGTCTTGGTCTCAATCCCAACGGAATTGGTTGTGGAGTCCACATGAAAGGTATCATCATCCACAGTCAGGTTTGAGGACACATAGACATTCCCAACGACGTGGAGGTTGGCTGAGGGGGTAATTGTACCGACTCCGACAGAGTCGTTCACAACATCCACATGAAAAGTATCCTCATCAACAGTCAAGTTTGAGGAGATGTACACGTTACCCACGACGTGAAGGTTAGCTGAGGGGGTAATTGTACCGACTCCGACAGAGTCGTTCACCACATCGACGTGGAAGGTACTTTCATCGACAGTCAAGTTTGAGGAGATGTACACATTACCAACGACGTGAAGGTTAGCCGAGGGGTTAATTGTACCGACTCCGACAGAGTCGTTCACAACATCCACATGAAAAGTATCCTCATCAACAGTCAAGTTTGAGGAGACATAGACGTTACCCACGACGTGAAGTTCTGCAGCTGGATCAGTTATCTTGATACCCACTTTGTCTCCCACCGAGAGGATATCACGGGTATATGTGTTTCCAGAAACGAACAAGACATTAGAGCCGTACTCATCTACGAAAAGATTGGATCCCACATCCAATGTGTGAATGGGGCTCGTGTTTATGATACCAACATTAGACTCGGTGAGAACACGACCGTACACGTGCACATCGAGGGTCTCAGATGTTAGTGGGGTGATCGTCTTACTTTCCGCACTACTTTGTGTGTAGGCGAGTACCATCTCATTCTCAACTTCTCTAAATCCTACAGTGACGTTTGAACCTGGTCGAGTCATGATAAGACCGAGGTCGATTGTTGTATCCCCAACCGTATTGTTTCTTCCCAATTCTATTATGGCATCTGTGATAGTCAGGTTTTCAGTGTTAATCACAGTGATGACACCATTGATTTGAGCGTTTCTTGGACGACTATATCTCCCTTAATGTTTGTATTTCCATTCACGACGAGGACATTCGAACCTGTATCATCGACGTAGAGGTTCGAACCTACATCCAGGGTATGAACTGGTGAAGAATTTGCGATACCTACGTTCGCGGTCGTCACGAGACTCGTCACGGTATTCCTAAACTCGGTTGTGTTTGTCGTTGTGTTTCCGAGGTTTGTCGTGGCTTGTAAATTTGGTTGTAAAACGTCTACAGCAGCCACCCCTGAATCAGACATCTCTTTTGTGCCTCGGTTATACGTAAGAATCTTGTTGTCTCGATCAGAAATATCAAGCACTTGACGTAAAGGGGTTATGTATACCGATCCCGATTGTGTCGCATCAATCTGTTCATCACTGGCGTTAAAAACGATCGTATTCTCACCCTGGTCTTCTTGGGCATTTTTACCAAACCGAATCTTGGTAGACCTCTCAATAGTCGGAATGTTCTTGACCATTTAATATAGGATTGTATTTTAATTTGCATAAAGTAGACCAGCCATACCATTTTCGATACGAAGTATGTTGTAATTGACTGCATAAATTGGGTCATTAATAGGCATACTATCGCTCATAATCTTGGCTGAGTCCAAGCGACTGAAGTTGAGTGTGCCTGTGGGTTGGAGGGAACTGGTTGAGAGACAGAAACAATAGAGAAAGAAATCTGGGGAAGTCACGAAATTTGTATGGTAATAATTCATGACATCAATAAAATGAGGCTTACCCCATTTATAGTTGCTCACATCGAGACCGTTAATGTTCAATTTGACTTTATTCGTGGGTGAAGTAAGTGCACCGTTTGTCGTGGTGTCTGAAGATGCGAGATACTTTATAGGATGATTGAATGTGAGATCTTGAACAACTTCACCCGAACCTATATTCTTTTGCACTTGGGTGATGAGGAGATCATGTTTTCGGGAAGCAATATTTCCACGCTCTTCGTTATCGAGATAGTAATAATTTGCGAAGCACTCTACGTTATAGTTTGAAGCTGCTGTAGCCCAATGAATACGGATTTCTACATTATGGTAATTCAACGCCACTAGGGGGAGGGCACATTGTGGGCCTTCACAAAAGAAGAAACGAAGGGGATAAAAATAGGATCGAGCGCTCACACCTGGGTGTGTACCGTTTGAACTCTTGGAAACATTTTGGGCGAACGTATCAATAGCGATTTTCTCGGTGAAGATGGCATCTTGGCTATCGATGAGGGAACCCCCGATATAGAGTTCCACTTTATCGATGATTGTATCCCATCTCTGAATATCGAGGGCTTGGGTGGTATCATCTATTGTAAAATAGACATACCCGAGAAGGTCTCCAGATCGTTCGAATTGAATACTGGACATTGAATTGTTTTTCACCGCTCCATGGATTGTTTGTTTTTCAATGGATTGTGAAAAATTAGCATGTCTTTTGAATGTTGAACTAAAGAAAGATATTTCGGGATTACCCATGATGTATTCATCCTGGGCACCGATAGCGATCAATTGAACAATACCAGCGGACATGGTATACTACTCTAAGGGGAGAAAATTACAAATTTGGTTTTCTACACACAAAACGAAGGACTAAGAAGTTTTTATCGTCGGCACCCGCACGTTCGATAGTTTCACCATCTTGGTTACGGATAGTCACCGTGAGGCGGTCGAGGCGGCGAATGGGATCAATATATTGTGTAGCGATGAAGTACTCATCCCTAAAGTTCACAACCGCACCAGGAGTACCAGTGGTCGACAGACTCGCAAAAGAACCACGAATCATACTCAAAGATGCCTGTCCATCGTATACATTTGAGGCACGGTCAGAAAAGATAGAGTCTAATTCTTTGATAGATACGTAGCAATGTTCAGTATCCGCAGCTGTCTTGATACGAGCAGTAAGAAGTCTAGCCTGAACAATATTCTTGAGGGGTTGGTTGAGAAAACATGTGAAAGTATTGGCACTAGCTTGACCAATGGTGTCAATAGTGACGGTGTGATACTCATAGTTAAGATCTGGAATTGTCTCTGTTGGTGAAGTGATCAAAGCCATTTATAGTTAGCCTAGATTAAAGATCCACCAATTCCGTCAGAAATCTCATAACTCGCATGGTCTGAGACGAGCTTTTGGGCACCACAGAGACCACCTGGGGTCAGTGACTTAGTGTAGGCACTCCCATTCTTGTAACCGGGGGTGCAATCCATCTTATTCTCCAGGTCAAAAATGGAACCTTGACTGATGGGGGTAATCTTGATTGGCCTGGGTTGGTAAGCGCTGGTATCACGGAACATCATCAGCGCAACGATGATGAAGAACAAAACACCAATGGAAGTGAGGGCGTTACGGTTAGCCTTGTTAAGGTTGAACATTTACTATGTACATATATTTTTTTAAAGTGCGTTAAAGATATTTTTTTTAGTTTCTACATAGAGAGTAGATGGACGAAGAAATCGTACTCGACCGTGGAACTACACATGTGATGAAATTAGACGCCGACGAACAGGCACTCATGGATGAGATTGAGATATCAGCTCCTCGCCCCAAGCCTGTGCCACGCCCTACTCAGCACGCATATCGCCCTCAACCCCAGCAGCACCAAGAGGCTATGGATGCTTTTGTGAATCCCAATAAACAGTCGGCCCCCCATCAGCCCACACAAGAGGAGGAAATTGATTATGGTGAGGATGAACCCACATTTTACGATGATGAGCCCATGGGTCCAGGTTCCCAGGAAGAACAACCTTCTAAGGGATACACCTCTGTGGATGAGGAGAAGTCAGATCTTCTCAATAAATTGACTCGTCTGGAGAAGAAGGGCTTCACTGTGAATAAGAGACTGAACGCCTACTCCAACGTGGATGAGCTCAGGTCAGAGGTGAAGCGGATCACGTACAGTATTGATGTTGAGCAATCATTACGTTTCTCTAGGCGAATGCTCGTGGCATGTGTGACTGGTTTGGAGTTCCTTAATAAGAGGTACAACCCCTTTGAGGTTCAACTCGAGGGTTGGTCCGAGTCCATCATGGAGAATGTTGATGACTATGATGGTGTGTTCGAAGAGCTCTATGTAAAGTATCGCTCGAAGGTCAATGTTGCCCCAGAAGTCAAGCTCATCATGATGTTAGGTGGTTCGGCGATGATGTTCCACTTGACAAACAGTATGTTCAAGTCGGTTATGCCCAACATGAACGATGTGATGAAACAGAACCCCGATCTGGTGAAGAATATGATGGCTGCCGTGCAAAATACTACCAGGGCTCCTGGTGGCCCGGCAACAGATGCCCCCGTGGGTGGAACTGGTAACTATGAGATGCAGGGTCCAGGTATAGATATCTCAAGTCTCATGGGTGGTATCATGATGCCCCCTCCACCCCCAATGAACACCACTATGGGTGGGGGGGCCCGAGAGAGTGTACTCGACGATGATGACATGTCCGATATCATGTCCATCTCAGGGGACTCCACTGGTGGTGAGGTCAAGGAGGTGAATGTGAGTGCTTCCAAACCCAAGCGAACCAGGCGAAAGAAGAAGACGGAAATTAATCTCTAATTACTATATAAATGATAGCGTATTGTCCGCTGGAGGAACTGGAACCTCCTGTCCGACAGCAGAAGTCTGTCGTGAAATCCAATACCGAGGAGGTGAAGCCTCAGATCGGTCGTGAAGAAACTGAATTGAATTACGTCATCATGGCGTTCATTGTCGGCGTTGTTTTACTCGCCGTCTCTGATACCATCAGGGCATAAGTGTATGTATTATGTTTACCGTGGGGTATAGTCCCCTCATAGTAAATTTAGTAATTGAAATCGTTTTTAAGAATTTCACTGTCCGTATCATCTGGGTCATTTGAAGCACCCGTGCGCACAGCTGTGAATGCACCACCCCGAGAAGACATGAGCTCTACTGAAATGTCATAGGAATATAGCGTACCAGATTCGATATCCTCTGTGTTCGGTACGAGTAGTACACCGGTTTTACCCGTAGTGACCGTAGGACTCCATGGATATGAATTTGTACCACCGAATAAATTTTTAGTACCAATTGCTATATCCACAGTAGATGTACTCCCATCATGCGTCCCCCCCTGAATTTCGAGTAGCATAGTACTCATGTTTTTATAATTACCAAAAGCAGTGTCAACTAACCTCGCAACAGCCACAATCTTTGCATAGAATGAACCTGTACCAAAAACAAGTTGAACATCACTGGATTGACCCACCCCACGTTGGAATGTGTAGGCGTATTTCTTACATGAGACTTGATTAGAAGTTGTGATGACACCACCACCAACCTCGAGTGCCGTATTCGCAGTTCGACCCCCTAAATCGATGGCAACTGCATTACCAAGATCGATGTTCCCACCGACGGTAAGATTATTATCAACTGTGAGGTTACTCGCAATCACAGTCTCCGTAGAACCTGGATTTATATACACATTCCCTAGGGTATCCGAGAGAATGTTTGATGTACCCCCAGTTGTTGTGAATTCGAGAATTGCGTTACTTGTGGGGTTCTGGATGCGAGCTATTCCATCATACACATGAAACTTAGTCATGGGGTTGACCGTACCAATACCAACATTACTCGTGTGTACAACATGGAGTCCATCGGCTTCAGAAAAATCATTCTCTGCACCGATTGTTATACCAGCGGTTGAGTGTGTAGAGTTTCTAAAACCTCTCACATAGCCACCATACCCAGCTGTAGTGTACAGAAGCATTCCCGTTTTTTTATTTGTACCGGGACTCTCAAGTCTGAACATGTCCAAATCCGTCGTTCTAGAATCGTAGAGATGTATGTTTGAACTGGGGGTAGCAGTACCTATACCGAGACGACCAGCCCCATCAAAACGAGCAAACTCAGTATCAACCCCATCTGTAATTTCATGCACAAATGTCATTGGGCGTGCAGTACCTTCATCGCCAATATTTCTATAGATATTCACTGAATCCTCACCAACGGGATTTGTTGTCTCAAACTCGATCCCTGAGAGTTTGAACTGACCACCAGCGGTAAATTCAATGTTACCCGCCACAACCAGTTTGTTCGCTTCATTGGATGGGACTGTATTGATCTTACCACCAATGATTACTGCACCCCCTGTTGTTATACGCAAAGGTATATCAACAGTTGTATCAAGTTCAGTGAGTGGGAGTTCAGTAGCCAAATCAAATACGGCATCATTATACGTCTGAAATAGATGTTCTGCGGCAATGTGACGTATTCTCGTAGGACCTTCATCACTAGACCCTTTGTTACCCTTGTAGATGACAAGTTCGTTTTTGGCTTGAGCAGCGCCATACCGTCTTTCGATAAATGCAGTATTTCCAAATAAACTTCCCTCGAGACCACTGAATGTGAGTTGATTTCCAATCACGACATTACCATTGACTTCTAACACACCTCTAGTGACATCTGTACGAATACCAACATTACTGTCTGCTCCATCGATGTAAAAAATAGTCGCAGCACTCTCAGAAACTTTGAGATAATTCTCTGAAATCCTGAAATCACTTGATGCACCGGAAACACCCATAGACCAACCAGTTTCAGCTCCATTATCACTTTGGATAAACGACACAAATGCGTTACCATCAGATGTATCCGTTTGTGCAGATATAATTGCATCTCCCGCTGATGCACCGTGATTGTGCACTAAAATACCATTTGTATCAGGGTTTGCTATTCCTGTAGAATAGACTTCCAGGTGTGCAGTTGGTTGGGTTGTCCCAATACCCACTCGCCCATCAGCTCTTAACGTCAAAATCTCAGATTCATCACTGTATCTATCATCGGCGAGTAATATATCAAGTTTCGAGTGAGATTTACCAGATTCATTGTCATATTTACCCATCTTGAATGTAGCTCTAACACCATCACGTGTAGCTGTACCCTCACGTGCTAAATGCATAACCGTCGCCAGGTCAGGTGTTGTATTATTTATGGGTTGTGTATTTGTGACAACTAGGGGTGTTCCCAAATGGTTAAAGTTATTCCTATACACGGGCTGTTGATTGATAAATGCAGTACCCCCAGAGGTTTGGAAGAGGCCTTGGGGTTGTGTCGTCCCGATACCTACGTTTACTATTTTCTAAAATAGTCACCTTTGCTGTACCCATAGTTGAGGTTTGACTTGCGAAGAAGTTGAGGCCCTTCCCAGCACTCAAGATGTTTTCGATTTTATTTTCACCTGTAGCTGGGTTTGAATACATACGCATTCCACCAGTACCATACACCACTGCATTACTTCCAGTGACATGGACATTTCCTGAAACTGTGAGAGTCTCAGAGGGGTTTGTATTGGCGATACCAATCTTACCATCAGAGGTTATACGCATCCTCTCGGCGTTCTTGGTTTTGAATCTAATATTTTGGTTGGTGACTGAAGTACTCGCACCATAGACCTCAATGCTACTCACGTTAGAAGCGGTCGGACCAGACTTGAGCACGAGAGCATTTGAGGTACTGTCGGCACCAGAATGATCTGCGTGTACTGTCACCGATACATCTGAGAAGACACTTCGGGTTTGAATGTTTGTAGTCACAGTGTTACCCACAATTGTCAGTGTGTTTCCGGAGGTGAGGTTCGCAAACACTTTGGCACCCACGGAAAAGTCATCAATTGGGGAAAGATTGGAAACACCTGAGGGGTAGGTTCCTACCGTGCGTAGCGCGACCATTTGAACATTGGCCCCAAATATGACAGGTGTAAGAGAAGTTGCATCAATTTGCAACAAGTCGTTTGTACTGACGATACCACCATTACCCAGGTTTAATTGTTCTATAAAGACGTTACCAGTCGCATGTATCACATTTGAACCTATATCATCTATATATACATTAGAACCCACGCAGAGTGTATGTGTCGGGGCACTATTCGCAACACCAACAATACCTTCAGTGTAAAATTTACCATACACATGGACATTGACGGTATTCGAATCCATGGCAATCGTCTGTTGTCCGGGACCACCCACTGTGTAAGCACTATCGAACGTTCTTGAAAAAAAGAACTCCGTATTGGCTGTTGAATATCCAAACACCAAGTTTGCTTCTTCACCTGGGTGATCAGTCATTATGAGACCATTATCATACGCACCCCCTGGAAATCCATCAGCCATCTGAATGACCGCATTTGAAACAACCAAGTTGTTCGCAGCTAAATAGGTTAAATAATCGGTAATAAATACATTACCATCTACTCGTAGGTCACCGGTCACGTTGAGGTTACTTGATTCAACCACAACATTTCCATTTTTGAAAACAGCCGAGTTAAAACTGCCGTCATTATCTTCACCAACAGTGAGTTGTTTCCCGACAGCAACATTTGTGGAGTATGTATTACCAGTAACTTTCAAAACATTGGAACCAACACTATTCACAACAAATTTGTTATTTACAGTTCTTAGGATATTAGATGTAGTCACATTCGTGGATAATATATTACCAGTCACCTGTAGGATATTTGGTCTTTGGCGATCGATGATAACATTACTTACACCAACCTGAAAATCATGGATTGGATTGGTAACACCTATACCAACTTGACTCACAGACATACGAAAAACATTTGTGAAAGCAGTGAGATTCATATCACCTGTGGCAGTCAGAGAACCTGACATATTGAGATTCGCTACTGTGATTTCATCTGCTATGATCTCACCAGCTTCGATACTCGCCACACCCGTAATAATATCTTGTTCTCTGGGTGTGGCATCTAGACTGCCGACATAAATTTGGCCAGCTGTGACGAGAATGCCATCCGCTTGCGTCGCCATATACATTAATTACCGAATAAAATTCCAGCTAAACCATCTTTGATCCTGAGTACATTATAGTTTACAGCATAGACGTACATGTATGGACGGTCCGTCGCCTCTGCACCACGGATAACGAGTTTTGCGTTATCAAGCCGGCTAAAATTGCATGAACCAGAGGGGTTGTAATCGGATGCGTTGAGACAAAAGTGGTAGGCGAAGTATCGTGTCAGTGTTGGTGAGTGACTGGGCATATTGAAATATGTCTTACCATATGTTGATTTGTAATAGTTTTGTGCTGTGTGAAAATATGTCGGTGACATATTTTCTAGGAGTGGTGTACCATTAATTTGTATATCAGCATTTTTAAACGTAAAACGATCCACGGTGAAGTTGGTTTGAGATGTCCCAAATCCAAAGAAGAGTGACTTTACTGGATGATTGAAACTAGAAATATCTAGGACATTGTATCCACCTGAATCAGTTTTATTGTCTGTGACACTGTTGAGAGGGAATTCAACTCGTTGTGTCTGTGTGATGACAAAGTCTAACGTACGTTTCGTGAGTGACTCCCTCTCCTCAGTATCTAGGTAGAGGTAATTTCCATACATGGTCGCTTTCTTTTCAGATGCTGGAATGACTGCGAGTGTCGCTTGGTCAAATGTAATTCGTATTTCTACTTGATGACTCTGTAAAGCCACTAGGGGTAAAAATGCTTTGTGATCACAAAAGAAAAAATGGAGGGGTACGAAATATTTATTCGACAATGAAGCCTTGTTATTGAGTTCTTGGGATTTGTTGTATGTGTCCGCTAGGTAGTTTGGCCAAATTTCACTGTAATAATCAAAATGTTGGGAATCAACTTTTTGACCACCTATGAAAAGATCGATAGTCGAGTTGTAAAAGAGGTTCGATGCGATGTTGTCATTACTATTACTGTCAGCCTCGAACCAGAGTCCATTGATGACATCACCCAATACTGGAATGGTGATGGAAGTGTCACTATCAGTAATAGTTTTGATAAACTTGGGAGCTTGAGAGAAATTTGTGTGCCGTGTAAATTTTGTACGGAAAAAGGAATGTCCCTCATCACTTGTCAGATATATGTCTTGAACACCTTTTGAGACAAGTTGTATTAATGCACCGGACATTTAATTATTATTTAGATTATAAAAACAGACACTTTCCCTGAGGGAAGTCGCTCTTCTTTTCTTCAACCTGCTTCCCATGTATTTTGAAACCACCTTGTCTATACACTTTCATCCTTTTGAAATACATAGCTGTGAAGATTGACCAAGGATCATGAACATCATAGATGTGGGGATCATTCTTCTTACCCTTCGTCTCTCTCATAATTCTCCCAATGCTTTGGGTAATATCAGATTTGGGTGACGCTAGGATGACAGTATCTAGAGTGGGTATATCTAGACCCTCATGGGCTTGACTGAACGTCGCAAAGATGATCTTTTTCTTTGAGGACTCTTGGAGGGCAGCCTCTTTCATACCACCCATGTAGAGTCCAGATGTCTTGGGGAAACACTGATGAAGAAACTCACAATGTTGTCGGCGGTCACTGAGAACTAGAAGTTGTCTCGTCCCAGATGAGGCTTTCTTGACAAGTTCCACTAACATCCGGTTTCTCTGGCGGTCCTCGACAACTTCTGTTATCATGTTGGGCATTGATATCTTTCCATTCCGCATGGAGGGTGGTGGATTCCTGTAATTTGGGGACTCGAATGTTATTGGAAAAACCTCAACCTGTTCCTGATTTTTTCTCTCAACCGCAAAGAATGTTGGTCCCATGAACCAATGAAGAACCTTGGTGAGACCATCTTTCCTCTCTGGGGTTGCTGAGAGACCAAAGATATGTCGAGGACACATCTTAAAAAGACTCTGACTGAACACCTTAGCACAAATATGATGCGCCTCGTCTACGATGAGTGTTCCTACAGAGTCAAAGTCTGAGAAGCTATATTCCTTTAGGGACAACGACTGGAGCATTGCGATGACAAAATCACACGCAACCTCTTTTTTGTCCTGCTGTACAACACCAATCGTAGCACCCGGGCAAAATTGCTGGATGCGCTCCCTCCACTGGTCAGCTAAGAACTGTTTGTGTACGACAATCATGGTCCTGTACCCCAGTTTACATGCTATAGCCAAGGATACCGTCGTTTTGCCGTAGCCACATGGTAAAGAAAGGACACCATGCCCTGCTTTAATTGCTGCTGTGAGTGCCTCATTTTGGTGTGTAGCATCTCGGAGTTGTCCAACGAATTTGGTTTTGATACGGGTAGGTTCGGGACGTTTGTCTTCCCGAGGCTCTCCAAGCTTATCGGTTCCATAGAATCTTGGAACGCAGACTCCAGTCTTAGTTGCTCTGAAAACTTTGAAAGGCGGTGGAGGAAATCCATAGTCTCCATTGACCACAGGTCTTACCGTTAATTCTTTTTTAATTTCTTGGATTGGTCCTTCACTCACCAGATACCCCGTTCTTGTAAGGGTTGTCATTAATTACTTATTTAAAGGGTACAAACTTTAAATGAGTATAAGATGCCTACCGTCGACGTTGAAGAGAATATTAAACAACTGCGTGTTAATATTGAGAGAATGACCCAAGAGGTTTTTAGACTTCAAGGGATGCTCCAAACATTTGAGGGGTTTAAGAAGGGTGGTCTGAAAACTATTGACCTTCCCAACGACCCCAATCAGGAGCCCGTTGAGGAACTTGAGAGTGTCCAAGAAAAGCCTGAATAAGCACCAACATTCCAAATACCCTTGAAATTGATTTCAATTTCCGCTTCATCATCCTTTATTAGAGACTGAATGGGACGTCCTTTGACGTTGCACATCACTCTCCTATAACGGAACGGTACCTTCACTTTTAGAACTCTCCCATCTAGGGGGTCATCCACATTTTTATTTAGGAGTAGGTGTAACTTATTCGTATGCATTCGTTGTATAATTTCTGAAACCTTTTGGGGAATTATAAAACGGATATACTTTTTATCATTGAAGTCATACATGGGTTCATATACAGTCGCTATGAACTTCATTGATTTCTATTACGATATACTAAAATTAAAACTATAAGTAGTACGACAACGAATGACACGACCTGTGTCAAGAGGAGAGACTGGAGAGGCTCCCTGGTATCAAATTGTTGATGACTTAGGGCTCTAGAGACTTCCACAGCTGCCTCGATACTCGAATAAGGTGTGTTTCTCGGGGACATCATACCACACATCGCAACCTTGGAACACTTCCCAAAGAATGGGAGTTGTCCATAGAGACTGAGAACCCCTGAGGATTGGGTGAATTTCCAAGTATTCCCTTGCCACTCGGCACCCCAACCGATACGCATCTCCAGAGGTTCTGGGAGTTCGAGTTGCTTGAGTACCTCAGCCTTTAGTATATCAGGTTTAGATCCCAATATCTCCTCAGTGAGATTACAGATGACACATGACACAGTTTTACCATTTGAAAGTACTTTAGGTTGGAGATTCCATTTGGTTTTCGCAGCAATCTCGAGATCTGTTTTTATTTCGAGTATATCTTCGTAGTCGAGAAGAACATTGATAGCACCATATGTACTCTCACTCACTATTTGGTCGGCACCTGGACCCCAATTATCTCCAAGTACCTTGATGGCTGGACTATTATCGAGACACAAGAAGAGCATACCATCTTCTATGACTTTGCCATCTGAAAATGTAGCCATGTACGTATCTTCACCGTACACGACAGTCTCAAGTTCTGTATTGAACACAAAGTTTCCACCAGCTTCCATGACTGCCTCTTCCATCGCATCACACATGACTTTACCTGAAACCTTTTGTGTGTATGACTTGGAGAGACCAACATGATCCAAATTTCTTACAAATTCATAGGCTGACATGACATCCCAAGTGACACCATCCATAATCAGAGGGAGACTTTCTAAAAGAGCTTGACCCTTCTCAGACAATGTTCCCAACGACTCCTTGAGGGAAAAGCGTTTAAACCTTTTGGGTTGTGTGAGTACTTTCGCAAATAGGGTTATCAAGGTGCCATAGTCCTTCGTGCTGAGAGAACTGAGAGCAAACGCAGTGTGACTAGCACCATCTGATGGTACAAATATATCATCCCAAGAAATTCCCATCTCATTGAAGATCGACTTTGTATTGACAAATGCTCGATCGAATACGATCCTATGTGCGTGGAGATCACGAACTTCTTCATCAGGTTCCCACCATGATCCACCTCCTGAAAGTTTTCTATCGTAGAGTGTTACTTCATGATCAGTTGACCTGAGTATTTCCCATGCGAGGGACATACCGGTGGGCCCAGCTCCAACGATATGAATCTTCATTCTAATTTTAAGAGATATATAAATTTTCATGTATCAACGTATAAAATGTCACGAGTGCCACTGTGAGCCAAAGTTGAAGCGTCATGTATGACCATCCTTGATAGAGAAGGAATGTTGTCAATAGAAGATGTGTCGGGATGGGCTTTTCAGGACCATATTTGATATGAAAACCAGTTGTCGCCATACCAGTTAATATGAGCGCGCTCATGAAAGATGATTGAGAAGGCATGAGTAAAAACCATGCGATGAATAGAAGGGCTACATAAGATATAAAGATTGCACGTCGTCCAAGTTCCCTTTTACTATCAACGATGGCAAGTTTTTCACCCTTGAGAAGTTTTGATTCCCAGTGAGGACCTAGGATAAGATAGGAACAATACAATAATAGAAACACCCACCACATATATTATATGAAACCAGTTTTTTTACGCTCCTCAGGAGTCTTGAGAACATAGAGAGTGGCGATGAAAATGATCATAGATAGGAGAGCGATTTCTATATCACTCGTAACACTAAGTGCCAGGATGAAGATGGAGAGTACACGAAACCACTGTTCATTAAAAAGTACCACAACCCTATTCGGTATATAGACGATATCACGGGAGAGTGTAACTTGATACATCACCAGAAGCGTAAAAATGATGGGTATTTTAAGAGTATTTTCTATAGAACTACTCACTGGTTTAAGAAAATTCATTTATTTTGTATCGATATTTAAATTTAAGCGCCTCAATTTTTCTTCAAACTCTCTACGTTCACCTGGTGATTCAATCCCCTTTCCCGTGGCGATGGCTTCAATCTCTGGTCCCGTGAGTTGCATGGCATTGACCCTAAAGTCCATGAATGCTTCCATCGTGATTGGGACCAAGGGCTTCACGAGGTTGAAGATGGCTGTCGCATAGTCTCGTATTTCCTGTTGCGCATGGGCATCCATGCGGAGGTGAAGGTAGTGGAGGAGGTTATGAAGGTTAATTTTCCAGTAAAATTCTGTGTATGTGGATTGTGGGAGGGTACCACGAGCTTGTTCTCGGCAACACCCATTCTCCAAGAGTTCTTCATAGACGTCAAATGATTGACTCAATTGTTGGGACACCTTGTCATCAAGATTGTCCTTGAGTTCGATAGTACCCTCTGAACCCTGATGATTCACCTCGGATTGTCCTCGATAGGTATCAGGTTCATAGTACTCTTTAGGCACCACAGAATATCTGGCTGAGAGTTCATTCACACTGGCGGTGCGGTGACGAAGGTGTTGTCTGGCGATATAGAGGGGCATTTTTATGTGAAACTTGAAGTCGACCATTTCAAATGGGGTTGTGTGCCAGTGTCGTAGGAGATATCGGATGAGACCACGGTCTCCACGTGAAGTTTTGGTACCGTCACCATAGGATACCCGTGCTGATTGGACGATGGACGAATCCAAATCTTTTTGAGGCATGTGATCCACGAGCCTAACGAACCCATGATCGAGAACATTTTCCATTATGGATGAGTATCCGTTCAAATCTTTAATAGTTACACTCGTCATCGAAGGGGACCTCTCCACAAAAATCATAGAGCTTATTCAACTTCTTTTGTGTCTCATCCATGGCATCTATAGCATCATCCACCAGTTCCAAGAATGTATCCAATTCATCGAGGGCTATACGATGGGTATTCCTTAGGGGTTTCTTTGAGTGAAAAGCGGATTTGAGACGCTTGTTACTCTTGATGAGCTTGTCCAAGTTGGGCTTGTTCACGGCACACATACGGATGGTGAGACTCATTGTATATATTTTACTCACTTCAAATCTTTAATCAACTCCTCAATGTCCCGATAGTACCTCTTGAGGTCCTTCATGAACCTCTTGTTCTTCTCGAGGACTTCACATTCTACTTTGTTCAAATAAATCCATGCTAAATTACATTTGGAGTACTTTGTCCTCTTTTGATTCTCATTGGGTTTTCGAGCAACTAACTTCTTGGTAGTCTGCTTCTTTTTCACAGAGGCTGGTGTCACTTCTTTCCGATTCACGAAGGAGAGTGCTTGCATCACGGTATCTGCCAAGTCATCCTTCTTCTTGGACTTTACGAATGTCTCGATCCAGTGTGCATTCACACCATTACTACGGATAAAGGCTTCACACCGCTCAATAGAAGCTTTCTTCCTCTTATTGTATTGTGCTTTACCTGGACCAGAAATATCTGGAATCTTATGAGAGGCGTGATAAATGATAGTTTCAGCCTCTGGACACTTGATGATGAAGTACGCGTGAAGAAAGTGCATGACTGAAACCATTTTCTTATTAAAAGAGGGTTGCTCCTCGATGAGAATAGTTTTAGCTTTGAGTACCCAAGGTCGAGCATCTAAGTGATTTCGGAGGGACACGTAGACACCATCGGCGTGTTGTGGTGGAATCCCATCAACATCCCACTCCCTCACTAGGTTCTCATGGTCTTCATCGAGGAGACATAGAGCTAAATTCCTTATACCAACGTCGATTGACAATATAGTCATTGGTATAAAGGATGAAATTGTCTTTAATCTTATTTGAATTGTTGGTATAACATTAACACCACGAACAAACAACACATTGAGGAAGATGCACTAGAAGCATATCCGATTGTACTCGTGTCCAACCCAAAAGCATCTAGGAGACCACCAGACGCTCTTTCAAGCCATTTAAAAGGATTAAATGGACTATCGGGATTAAATGGATTTAATGGACTATCTAACAATGGAATATCCGCCTTAGTCTCTTCTTTACACTTTGGTTTGCAATACTCTTCACATTTTTCATTTGGTGATACACAATAGGGTTGGTTCTCGATTGGTGTAATTTGATAGTCTGCGAGGGTTTCCGGAGTACTATATGTGAGTTCGGATGCGTTTACCCCTCCCTGTTCATATTCATCCCAATTGTGTGGGACGCACCCAGCCATACAATTCTTGAAATCTTCTTCTTCATCTTCAAATTTATCATCGAGGTACGCAATTAAACCGGCACCAGCACCAATCGCTAGAACCGTCCTAACGGTAGCACCATCCGGGAACATCTTAGATGCGAGTGCGGCGTCACCCGAATCAGCAACCGCTTTCTTCAGTTTGGTAACGGTGCCTGCGTCTAGGTTTTTTAGTATTATGTCAACATCTGCTTTATTCATGGCTTTAAAAACAGGTAAAAACGCTTCCGGGTTCGCCTTTATAAATGCTTTTATGACAGCCGGATCGGCAGCTGCTGCAGCGACTAGTGCTGATTGGCTACCAGCTTTTCCAGTTCCAGCAAAACCAGCAAATCGACGGAAAGCGCCTGCTAATCTGGCAGCCGCCATCTTTACTTTACTTTATATTTAGATTTTAATTTAAGAAGAGCTTTGTGGACTGGTGTATTTTCCATAATGTATTCGTATCCATAGACATCCTTGGAGACGTACTTATCCTGGATCTCATCTGTGATAAATCCAAAGTCAACACCCTTCAAACCATATGTAGACATGGCGATTTCATTCCATTTCCATGTATAGACATCAAGTCCTGCTATGGGTGACTCGAGTTTCGTCTTTTTCACGTCCTTTTTGAGTCTTCTATCTGAAAGTGAGATCCCCCAACCTGATGCCTGAGAACTACCACTACTACTACCACTGGGAGCAACTGGATTTACTACAGTTGCAACGAAGCTCCCTAGGACTCCGATACCCCCTCCAGCCACCGTACCCAAACAGTCCCCCGCGTTACCACTAGTACATGCGTCTTCTACATCCGCTACGTAAGAAACTGCTGCACCCCCGACATTTTCCTGGAAATTGTTACCTGCAGTTTCGAGAGTCGCCAATATTGTAGGTGCGACGTCGTCCTTAAAAGCGTCTCCAGCAGAATTCCAGATTGTATCCTTACCGGGGTTCTTTTTAATCTTCCCAACCCAGCAACTAAATCGAAGGGGGTTTTCGATATCCTCATATTGTACATTCATACTTTCACCTGGATTACATTTAGCTCTAAAATAGCCACCTTCTGGAACGAAGAATGTATGATCTTCCCCAATTTTAACCTGGTTTTGAAACCCTTGACCTTGTGAATAAATCTGACCATCCTTATCTCTCGCAGACCAACCCATAGTATTACCACCACCATGTTTTACATGAAACTCTTTACATGTATCTGCGGGATCGCAAAACTTATCTCTTCCCGCCAATTGTTCATCCAAGTTACGACCAAAATCTTCAAAGGTGCCATCTGGATCCACCATTCCAATTAAAGATGCAACACCTTTACCATGCTCATCTTCCCGCCTCTTTCTCGTAGCCGCTCTATTCGCTGCCTGGTTAGCTGCTGCTTTTTCGGGATCTTCCACCCATAATTTCGTTTGTCGTACATTTTCTGTCCCAAAAATCATTTCAAAACCTTCTTGTGTGTCACTGAGTTCACAATCGTTGTACGGTGTACCATCTTTCCATGTTTTCGTTTTGAAATCTATACCATACCTTTGACAGTATGCTCTTGTAAAATTACAAACACCCGCTATAGGATCGAATGTGACATCGAAATCGGTTGGATCCACGGGGGTTTTGTACTTTGCTGATGTCCGTGCCTTTTCGCAAAACGTCACCAATATTCCAAATGGATACATGAGTGTCACTTTTTCTGGTAACGTCTTTGTTATAATATTAGGTGCGTTTGAAGTTCCGGGATTGCTGGTATTGGGTGTTAAATATGTATCCGTATAAGATGCCACCATAGGTGGTACCCAATCTTCACTTGGTCGGTTTGGTGGAAAAAATGGGTCTAAATATTGAAACCATTCTGCGCGTTGAGTAGTATTCCACGATTCTGCAGCTCCCTGACTTATACCTATACCTATAGTTTTTGATGAAGACATACTCGGAATAAGTACGAGTTCATTTTTACGAGTACTTGGTACGAGTTTCTGTAATGTATCAAATAGAAATTTATCGAGTTGGAGACTATGTTCTTCTCTCACTGTGGCAAAGAATGTATCCATGACATCTAAACCTTGTTGGTCTTCTTCTTGGTTTAATGGTGGTGAGTCTTCTCCACCCTCTTCTGATTCAATACTATCTGACAATATATCAACAAACCATTCTATACCACCCGGAACTTCTAATAAAACTCCTATATGTTCAGTCATTAGATGTGTAGTATACTCTGTCATTGCTGTTTCGGATTCTGTAGGGAAAATCATTCCAAATGGGAATAGTACAGGAAATTCCTGTTTATCTAATGCCATCGCTTTAGCAAATTCATATACAATTGTATCACGAGTTTCTAAATTCATCCTATTTTCCAAAAAACTATTATAATTGTTCGTGTCTGCTAAATCTTGGACAACGGTAAATATATCGAAAACGAGTAAAGCCCAACCCACTGGACCAGAACCCAATTTAATGAGGAGCTTTACTACCATTGCAGCCGCTTTGGCAGCCATAGTAGCAGCCGCTTTCATAACCGTTCTGGCTATACCTTTTGCCATAATCTTTGAAAATGCTTTGGAACCGAGAGAACGAAGGCGATTTACGACGATTCTAAGTCTCGGACTTTGTAGCACTCTGGGTAAGATATCAGTCAGAATAATCTCGGGAAGTACGCTTATCATCGCCATAGTTGCTAAGTTGACCGCCATCTCCTTCCTCGCTTGTTCCGCTAATTCGTTGGCATTACTTCGGAGTTCACAACACTCATTCTTTAGATCATAAAAATCTGTATCACATACACCATTTTCTGGGTATACGTAGCAGACCAGATTTGAAGACTCAAACAGTTCAGCTTTGAGATCTTCTGGATCTATACCTAATTCTTCACCAGCAATGTACATATTCTCCTGACGTTCCCGAAGTCTTTCTGTCAAGTCGTAGAGACCTGGTGACTTCTTCGTCTTATTTTTATTGCTACGCCAAATTAGATACGCTATAACAGCGATGACCAATAGTAGGAGTAACATTCCAAATAGTAGAAGAAGTCCTGCAGCCGAAGACTTCCTCGGTTGGGGATAAAATGTAGACCTCCTGTTCATCTTATAGTAATTAAAGAAAAAATAAACTAAATAATCATGTGGTGTTGGTGGTGTTGTCACAATTTTGACACAACACCTTTAAGTATGCCATTTAGATATGATAACAGGCGTAATAAATTTTATACAGCTGGAAACTTTTGTTCGTGGAGTTGTATGAAATCATATGCGATAGATAAACATGGCCTGACTAAAGGTGGTCTCATATCTGGAAACATAGTGATGATGCGTAAAAAGATGTACAACCAAATCGGTCATGTGAAACCCGCCCCAAATAGATTCAAGTTAAAGGAATTCGGTGGTGACCTCACGATCGAGAAGTTTCGGGAAAATCATACACAAGATAATGGAGTCCCTAAGGATATTGAAGTGCAACCATACATCGATAATACTATACCCTTTGTTTCAAACACGAAGCGAATGGATGAAATAAAGAATGCGTCTACAGGTAACACTGCACTCAAGCTAAAGAGAAATAAACCAATACAACGAAGTCATAACAACTTGGAGTCAGCGTTGGGACTGGTTATTACACCCAAATCCTAAATTTCTCTTTTGTTTAGCCGTCGGTAATGATTGAGGCAAACATTTTGTTTTATTACTATGTACCCACCGTTTACCATCATGTGCGGCCCAACAGATATCGAACCTTTCCATTACTTTCCTACATAGCACACATGGTAATGATATAGCGTCCCCGTGAATCGTTTTACGTTCAATGACCATTTCACCATGTTTTCTATGCAGCCATTCTGTAAACTGATGGGGTTTGTAGCCCTTCTTGAGACATTCTCGGTACAAGTGTTTGATGAGTTGTCTCTCGGCACACATATGATTATTACTGATGACGACAGGTCCCTTGGACATATAGCTCGTCACTTGGCAGTATTTCATGGGTAACAATTTAGACACGTACCCCCGTCGTATACAAAATTACATGTTGTACACTCACTTAGGACGTTAATATCTCTTTTTGGGGTAAGTCCTTTAGCGAAACGTTCTAGTTCCTTTACTGTATATATTCCGTAACGAATCATAACCTCCAATGATGGAAATCGCATTCTATTTTACTTACTTAGTAAAACCTTAAGCGAGACAAGGGAGGCAACTTTTCTTAAGTTTGAGCATCGCGGCGAAGCTGTCAACCATTGGTGGGACTAGGGCCTTGAGTACGACTTCAAACTCACTGTCCTTATCACCTTCATCGATTTGTTCGATGAGGTGATTGAGGATGCCGATAACTAACTTCTTCTTCTGGGGACCTGGGAGTTTCTTGAACTTCTGAGATTCCAACATGAGACGACCCAAGATTGGGGGGATGTCCTCCTTCGTGAGACCGTCGTCGATGTATTCCATCTTGAGTTCCTCAACAGTCTTGATGAGACTTTGGGCGTCAATCTTTCCAGCAAACTTTTGTAATAGGATATCCATTTTATATTCTGGATATATTATAAATGGATGACATTATCTCAAGTGTTGCTATGGGTCTAGGTCTCGTGGAATTGTATGGTCGAGTACGTTCGGTTGAAGATATCGATATGAACAAGAAGAATGCGATTCTTCTGGGTATTCTTACGAGTTGTCTGTGGTTTATTTTCCAGTACAGGAAGTATGGTCTGAATGTGACAACACTTTATACATCAGTGGGTATTATTGTCCAATTATATGTCTTGAACAAGATATTACTTAAGGAGAGGGACCCTAAGTAAATCAGTAATGAGTTCTATCACATGTGCACCCGTAAAGTTTTCGTATTACAAGCGTTATCAGACTAAGCTTACTAAGCGTAGTACACGTTCTTCCTATAAGGTTCGTTCATCGGTCGAGCCTTCGGTCGAGCCATATCAACCACAGACTCGATTCGCTGAGGTTCTCAATGGTCGCGCTGCTATGCAAGGTGTTCTATGGGGTTCTCTAAACTGGATGATGACAGGTGAAAATGTCATTCAGCAGATTGAGGATCCGTTGTATGCTATCGCTGCGACTGGTGTTGTTACTACATTGGCACTCGCGTCCATGATTACATCCGAAAACTTCAGCACCGAGAAAATTGGAGCATTCACACCCGAGGCTGAGCTCAAGAATGGTAGGTTGGCTATGCTTGGGTTTATTGCCTTGTTCGGGTTGAGTGCCATGTAACTCAAAAATTCAATCATGTTAACCTTATCTTCCATCGAAAATGTCCCTGCCCTACGCATCACATAGGACAAGAACATGATGAGTACATATACATTTAGAACAATCGGTTTCATGTGATGTTAGCCTTACCCATGGGAGCGATTAAATATACACCGAACATCAGCATAGCGATGAAGGATGTGAGACTCACACCGATGGTGGTGGTAGACTCACTTTTAGCCTCGTCACAGTTCACAGTCCAGTTGAGAGCTATGGAGGTACCGATGATACCCATGATGGCATAGACGAGTACGAAAACGGGGGTCTCGTTACTGAACATCTTGGTCATGGAGAGGGTGAATGGAATGGCGATGGCGATGCCTAGGGTGGCGACGAGAATCTTATTGAGGTTCTCTTGCATTGTCTTACCCTTGAACTTCTCACACTTGGAGAAGACACCGATACCGATGGAGGCTGCGATGATGTATACGAGACCAAGGAGGGTAATGATACCGATGGTGTTCCAGGAGATGTCGAGGGTCTCTCTACTGGATCCAAGGTTTTTGGCAATGTTACCCATCTGGGACAACTTCTTACCAGTGTTGGTGTTCATGATGGAAGTCTTGGGGGCGTTCGCGTTACCAATGGGGGCGTTCACGTTACCAGTGGGGACGTTCGCGTTACCGGTGTTCAAATTCTTGGGGGCGTTCATTTTAGTATGTGGTTAGATTTTATTTAAAGATATCATATCTAAATTAAATATGAAGATACTGGTACTGGGTTCTGAGGGTGTGATCGGAAGTGCCTTATGTAAATCTCTAAAAAAATATGAACATGATGTCATTCATTGGGATATTAAATTGACGAATGATCATGACCTGAGTAATTCATTAAATGTGTATAGACTCAAATGTGTGATAGACAGCGCCGACTTTATATTTTTTCTTGCATACGATGTTGGTGGAGCGAAATACATTTGGGATGTTGATTTAGATTTCGTCAATAGGAATAATATGATCATGATAAATACATTTAATCTTCTCAGAGGTAAGAAATTTGTATTTGCTTCGAGTACGATGTTTAACATGGACAATGTTTATGGAACCTTAAAATATATAGGGGAGCATTACACACGAAAATTGGGTGGTTTATCTGCACGTTTTTGGAATGTCTATGGACCTGAGAATGTTTCTGAAAAATCACATGTCATCACAGATATGATCCACAAGTTTAAAACAAATGGGTACATAGACTTGATGACAGATGGGGAAGAAGAGAGACAATTCTTACATACAGATGATTGTGCGAGATGTCTCACCACTATAATGAACAATTATGATGAAATTTTGGATACTACAGATTCAGTGGATATCACAAGTTTTCAATCTACTAAGATCAAAGATGTAGCGAGGTACATATGTGATGATGTCCGACCAATTGAAAAGAATATGAATACCCACGATCGGATGAATGAACCTAGACCATTTATTTTGAACTATTGGAAACCAGAGATTACTCTAAAGGAGGGGATAGCATCTCTTCAATGATATCGGGGAGAGTGTATTTCCTCGACCACCCGAGGGATTCCAATTTTTTGGGGTTACCAACGAGTGCCTTAGGATCATTTGGTCGGTAAAACTCTTCAGATACTCTCACAACAACCTTACCATCGATACGACCTTCTCCATGTATCCCCTTACCAGACCATATAATCTTTTTACCCATCTTGTGTACGGTGATATCTATAAATTCCCGTACAGAATGCGTGACTCCTGTGGCAACTACATAATCTTCGGGTGTATCTTGTTGTAGCATAAGCCACATCGCTTCCACATAATCTTTCGCGTGACCCCAATCTCTGCGAGCCTCTATATTTCCAAGGGTGAAACACTCTCCAGACTTTAGACCCTTAATAATCTTCTGTGTGACAAAAGTATCTCTCCTTCGAGGTGATTCGTGATTGAATAGGATTCCCGAGCATACAAATACACCATGAATTTCCCTGTAATGTTTTGCAATTAAGTGTGCAGATAATTTTGAAACACCGTAGAGAGTTACTGGGTTATATGGAGTTTGTTCATCTTGTGGAACTTCATCTATCGATCCGAAAATCTCCGACGAAGATGCTTGAAAGATTCTACATTTGTGTGTGAGACCCAATTCCTTCACAGATTCGAGGATGTTTAATAGCCCCACAGTATTCAATTCATAAGTCATTTTAGTGTGAGTACCCACATAACTTTGTGCGGCGAGATTATAGATTTCCACTTCATCATATTCTGAAATGCATGTGCGAACATTAGAATAATTTAAGATGTCATCTTCACGATTGAAACATTTTATAATGTATCCCTTATTTTTTAGAAATTCTTGGAGATATGAACCATCTTGTCCATTCGCTCCAGTAATGAGAGCTACTTTCATTTAAAGGATAGGGACATTTTTCCTTTAAATGCTTGTTGACATCTCAAAGGGAGAACTTATCGATAAGATTACCATTCTTGAAATAAAAAATGAAAAGATTGATGATGTAGAAAAATTAAAAAATGTTCGCCATGAATTGGAGACGATAGGAAAGTTGGAGTTTCCTACACCTCTAAAGGAAAGACTTATGAATGTTAACCGTGATCTATGGGATGTTGAAGATGACCTCAGGGCTCTAGAAAAGCTTGGAAAGTTCGATGATGCGTTTATAGAAAAAGCAAGGAGTGTCTATAAACTCAATGATGAACGTTCTAGATTGAAAAGAATTATTAATGTAGATGAAGGTTCGGATATCGTTGAAGAAAAGAGTCACTAAACGAATGTCCAGAGATCGTCACTAAAAACAGTTTTAACTGAACGAGGTATATAGTATGTATGAGCGATATCTATATGGAAAAAGTTTTTTCGAGGGTTTCCAATTCGCATGAGTTCTATCATCCAACTATAAGAACTATTCATTCCATGAAATTCTTGAGCCTTGTCGATTAGTGTGACATAGTCAAAAATATTAGGTGTAGATTCAATTGTTGGTCTGCATATAGGTAACACAGTTTCCACGTCAATTCCTTGACCCCTTTCAATATCATCATGAATGAAAATGTATTTTTCATGTTCTGGTTTAAGTTCTCTAGATTCATCTCGGACGACCTTAAACTTTGAGTACATATAAGTAGGATTCACACCTGCTTGGATATATACACCGTGTGCCCAATTTGACATCAAACTTCCTTGTCCCTGTGTCATAAATTTCCAATTTTCATCTTGTACACTATATGTTGCGAGAGGAATGACATCACCCTTAACCTGTGACCATACTTCCTGTGGATGTGTAGTATCTACGAGAATTATTTCTACTTTATCAGCGATATCTCTATACATGAACTGGACACTCTCTACATGTTTACGTTGAGCAAAAATGACTACATTTTCCTTCTCTGCAAAATATCGAACCATACCATTCAACATAATCTGATCACCGAGACCTAGGTGATGTACAATAGTTTTGACCATTTTATTATGAACACGTTACATCTTTAAAAAGGTTTTTAAATCCTCTATACCTTTCTTTTGTGACCACCCCAATCCCTTTAATTTTTTTGCACAGATATGGTACCTGGAATCATTAAACGGGCGGTCATCAACGTATGTGATCCACTCATCGTAATCTTCGGTACCCAAAATGATTTTTATCATCAACTTCGTAACTTCCATAACAGAAATTTCATCTTCGGATGCTATGTTGTAGATTTCACCTGAAACCCCTTTATTCCAGACAATATCAACGGCATCAATAACATCTTCAACGTGCATAAAAGCTCTCTTAACTTGGGCACTGCGTGTCCCGTGAATGGTACACTTTTCACCTTCCCTCAAAAGTCTTTTAAACTTTGGTATGAGTTTTTCTGGATACTGATTGGGACCGTATACGTTATTGCATCTAATAATTTTGATGTCCATATTGAACGACTGAATGTAAGACCGAACAATCATCTCAGCCGCAGCCTTAGAAGCTGAATATGGGTTTGTGGGTTTAAGTACACCCATAGACTCTGTGAAAGGAACGTCGGTCAGAGATTCACCGTACACTTCGTCGGTGCTGAAATGGATAATCTGGGCATCGGGTATATACTTTCTACACATCTCAATAAGTACATGAGTTCCGTATGTATTATCCATTGTGAAACTGATAGGGTCAATAAATGAATTATCTACGTGACTTTGTGCGGCGAAGTGGAATATATAATCAAATTTATAACGAGTAACAATACGTTCTATAAATTCTGGGTCACATAGAGTACCTTCAATAAATATAGATGAACCCTGGTCCACATTTTCAATATTTGAACAATAGTCAAGTTTATCTATATTTACAAATGTAATATCCGGATACCTTGTATGCATACTATTTATGAAATTAGATGCGATGAATCCGCATCCACCTGTCACCAATGCATTAGGCATTTACTTTAGTAGCCGCAAATGTTTTAAGCAAATTACACACACGATCGACATCTTCTATGGTCATACCATGATGAGCACCGAGAAGGAATCCATCTTTCATGATACGATCGGCATTTTCAAACTCTCCCAGGTACTCCCTAAAAGCTGGATGTCTCGTGATGTTCCCTGCAAATGTAACACGTGTCTGAACATCATTCTTTTCGAGAAACTTTAAGAGTTCAAGACGGTCTGGGCACTGAAAGGGAATAGCGAGCCAGTTGGGGGTCATAGAATCATCTGGGAGTGTGTAGTATGGACAATCCTTCAGATTATCTAGGTACCTATCGATATTATGGCGTCTCTTTTGTAAAAATCCATCCAACTTATCGAGTTGCACGAGACCGAAGGCGGCATTCATCTCACAAGCCTTGAGGTGATAGCCTGCGACACCATAGAGGAACTTCCAGTCATAGGGGATACCATCGACTGAGTGATTGAAGCGCTCACTGGGTTCTTCGATGTTGTCACCGATACGCCCCCAGTCTCGGAACATGAGGGCTCTCTTGAGATGTTCCTCATCATTAAACATAACCATACCACCACAACCACCGGCAGTGATGACATGACTCGCATAGAAACTCGTCGTGCTGATGTCTGTACATTCGGTACGGGTAATCGTGTCGGCAGAATCTTCAAAGAGAATGATATTGGGGAATGCTTCCCTGATTGCCGGCCAATCGGGTACATTACCGATAAGATTGGGGAGAAGTAAACACTTCGTTTCTGAGGTCACAACCTTTTTGAGGTCATCAACCGTTGGGACATATGAATCCAGACCAACATCACAGAATATTGGTTTGAGACCAAGTTGCATGAGAGGGGCGACCGTTGTAGCGAAACCACATGCAGGTGTGACAACCTCAGACCCCTTAGGGAGATTGAGTGCACAGAGACCGAGAAGAATCGCACTACTCCCAGAATTCACAAAAAGTCCATATTTCTTTCCGAAGAGGTCTGCCACCCTCTTTTCAAACTCCACGGTGCGATCACCAAAGCCAGCGAGCCAGCCATCACGAAGGCAGGCTTCAACAGCCTTAATTTCTTCCTCCCCATACGATTCAAACTTGTTGGGTGCATACCAGACCTTCTTGGGCATTGTGATTTAAAGAGTATCTTTGTCTTTAAATCATATGAAAGTATGTGTCTTAGGTTCTAGTGGATTCATAGGTAAGAATATACTCCGAGATACAGATTGGGTCGGTGTGACTCGTCATGACCTTGACCTGACTGACCAGGGGGCAGTTCAAAACTATTTTGAGACGCATACCTATGATGTAGTTGTACACTGTGCGGCGAGTATAGATCAACAAAATGAAGTGACAACATATAAAAATATCATAATGTTTGAAAATGTTTCTAGAGTTTTCAAGGGAAAGTTGATATACTTCTCAAGTGGTGCAGCTTTGCGAGGTGATCCACCAACCGATCCATATGGTCTTTCAAAATGGTTGATTGATCGTCGTATAGAAACGTTGTCGAATGCACACTCTTTACGTATATGGGGATGTTACGGACCTGGAGAACTACCAACCCGTTTCAGTGCAGTGTGTAAACGTGAAGGACATGTCATTATCGATCAAGACAGATATTTTGACTTCATCGACATCGAAGATGTTCGAAAGATTGTTAGAGAGTATGTAACGTCTAAATGGTCGATGCCTAAGACTTGTAATCTCGTGTATACAGAAAAGTTACTTCTTTCACAGTGGGCGGGGAGGTTTGGGGCCACTTATGAGGTGAAAGATACCTCTGGTTTAGGTGAAAGTTATACATCAGTTCTCAGTTCCACCCTAGCTTCTTTTTAGGGGGGACTGGTACAACCATATCTTCTTCAAAGTCGATGTATGGTGTCATATTTTCAAGTGAGTTTCCAAACTCTAATTTAGGATAAATCTTTTGCGTCTCTGGTATGGGAATATCTTGTAGAGTTTTCACACCATAGGCTTCTGCGATTTTTACAAAATCAACATCACCCCCAAATACCTCACTTTTAGATGTCGCTACATACTTTGAGTCGAAGTAGCTATCTTGGAACTGTTTAATGATTCCATAGCCATCATTGTTTAGGATGATAATATCAATGGGAAGGTCATACTTCTTAACAGTTAGGAGTTCTTGAATATTCATCTGAAATCCACCATCTCCGTCAATACAGTATACCTTCTTACCCGAGCCAATCGCTGCACCTATAGCAGCTGGGAGTGCGTACCCCATCGAAGAGTTTCCAAAGTTTGTGAAAAGCTTTTGCCCCTCCTTGAGTATGGCAGATTGCATTGTCCATACCAAGTTCCCACCTTGGTCGGGAATGATGATACAGTCATCGGGGAGGCTTTTGAAAAAACCGTCTAGGTAATCATATACAGCTGAGTCACCTTCACGTGATTTCTCTGTACTGTATTTCTGCTTCCATTCGTTAATCTTATTAGTCCATATACTAATACGAACCTCATATGAGTAGTCAGGTTTGCCTCGGGGGTGAGCGATATTCGGGTTGATATATCCATCAACAATAACACTATCGAAGAAATTCTTGGCATCGCTCACTATACCGAGGTCAATTTCAACACCCTTTTCCGGCATTTTGTTAATTTCTTCCACGTCAATATCTACCATAATCTTTTTTGAATGTATAGAGAACATGGGTCCACTTCCACCAATTTGACGACTGTCGAGACGACTCCCAATAGATATAATAAGGTCTGCGTTCTGTACCGCATAGTTTGCACATCTATCACCATAAACACCTGGAGAACCTATACGAAGTGGGTGGTCGGTTGCACATATATCAAATGCACCCCAAGAAACGAGAAATGGTATTTTTGTCTTTTCAACAAATTCCATAGCCTCTTTTTCTGCACCTGCGAGTTTTACACCATGACCAAATAGGATAACCGGTCTCTTACTTTTATAAATATATTCTGAAATATCATACTGTGGAGTAACCCGACGACTATGTGTAATTAGATTAATACCTACATCTTCAATGGTGGTCATTTGAAGGTCAACTGGTAAGTCCATGAGAACCGGACCATACCGTGGCGTCTTCAACTCGATTAACAAATCCTCAAGAATACCTTCAAGCTCAGAAAGATTAGGTACATATAATGATTTCTTTACGACATCCTCAAATAGTTTAGCAACAGGCATTTCCTGAAACCCAGTTTGTCTAGGTTTAGACTTGAAGTTGGATAGACCTTCTTTTGTGTTCACTTGACCACTGATGAAAAATGCAGGGATAGAATCATACCAACACCCACACACACCATTCAGGATGTTTTGAACACCTGGACCACTCGTGACGACTACACCAGCCGTCTTTCCTGAAGCTCGATAATATCCCTCTGCAGCCATGGCAGCGGATTGTTCATGTTGAAAGCAGTAATAGTTTACCTTAGGGTTTTGAGCAATCGCGTTTATAAAAGGAACAATTGCTCCACCGGTTATTACAAAATACGTGTCTATACCATTCAGGTATAGTGTTTCTATGATGTAATCACAGGTATTCATATGTATCTATTATTCATAAATCTTTAATTGTATTTCCATGAACTGCCAGACATTCCCAACAATTTTCCTAATTCTTCTTCTTTCATCTTATAACTGTGTTCATCATCGGGGAATTTATCCAAATGAACTTCATTTGCATATTCATTTATAGCGTTGTGGAACATTTGTTCACCGTTTATGTATTGCTTGATAAACTTGGGTTTAAAATCCCAAAACAACCCCAATATATCATGAACAATAACGAGTTGCCCATCTACGCATGCACCAGCTCCAATACCATAGACAGGTATCTTGAGTTCATTTTTGACAATTTTAGAAACTTCTTTAGGGACAGCTTCGAGGAGTAAAAGTGAAGCACCATTACTTTCAACTTCTCGTGCTTGTGTAACAAGTTTATCGACCTCATCTACAGTTTTAGCCTGTATTCTATATCCACCCATTCTCGCTTGTGTCTGTGGGGTAAGACCAAGATGTGACATAACCATTGTACCAGAATCTACGATTGATTTGATTCTATCTGGGAAATAACCTTCGAGTTTAACTGCATCCATACCTACTTGTAGGAACTTACCAGCATTTTCAATAGCTAATTCATTAGATGGCTGATAAGACATGTATGGCATATCACCAATTAAAAATTGTTTTTGAGAACCCTTTTTAACAGCTCGGCAATGGGTGAGCATCATATCCATAGTCACTTCATTGAGATTCTTAATACCGTGAACAGTTGAACCAGCTGTATCACCAACTATAATGAAATCAACATTACAATTGTTGATTATTCTAGATGTTGGGTAATCATATGAAGTTATACCAACACTACGAACATTGTTTACTTTATTTTTGAATAAGTTTAGAATAGTTCGTTTCATATTGTCTAGACGGGTTGTATAACCTTTAAGTTAAAGACGTATGGATTTTATAAGATAATGATAGCTGTAGTTTCTGTGCACGATGAGAAGTATGAACCACTCGCTGAATGGACCTTACACAAAAACAAGAAAATATATTGTGAAAAACATGGATATCAACTTCATTATGCGAGTGATGGTGGGGTTTCGATAGCTGGAAAACCCATGATGGCTAAACCACAACCACCTATCCCTGATACACATATACCGATGGGTTGGGCTAAAATATATAAAATTCGAAAAATTATGCAACAACACCCAGAAGTTGAATGGATATTTAGCACCGATTGTGATGTAATGATTACAAATATGGAAACTAAACTTGAAGATATTATCAAGGAGCATGCGAATGAGAGTACCCACATTCTTATACCTGCAGACTGTAATGGAATCAATTGTGGTAACATGCTCATCAGAAATAACGCAATCGGGAAAGCATTTATAAATACAATTATGGCTGGAATGCCGGTATATAGAAATTGGTATCTCTACGAAAACCAACTCATCCAAGATCTTTTCGTTGGAACACATCTTGAGGAAACTGGAGTTACATCTGGGGGTACTTTTTGGTCTAGAGTTGGTAAAGTACTTCCACAACGAATCATGAATTCGTATGATTATATACACCATCCTAATTTGAAGGGTCGTAAGGAATACAAAGATATTCTTGGTACAGATGGACAGTGGCAAGAGGGTGATTTCCTCATTCAATGGCCCTCCACTGATTTAGATTTCAGAATTAAAGTGGCGAAAGAGATGTTGAAAATGTTATATATTAAAGATTTTAGTCGAGTATCTTCTACTATGAAGATTTCATATGCTATTACAGTGTGTAATGAGGCACGAGATTTATACTCACTTCTCAATTTTTTGAAAACAGTTAAAGATCCCGAAGATGAAATCAACATTTTACTCGACAGTGCACACACGACGGAATCTGTGCGCAATGTATTGAAACTATTTAGCGACACTATCGTTGTTAATGAACGAGAATTTGATGGTGATTTCTCAGAGCATCGCAACTTTCACCTGAAAAAATAGTTCCGGTGAGTATATTTTCATCGTAGACCCCGATGAAATGCCTAAGGAAAAGCTCATTAAGAGCATCAAATCTGTCATCGAAGAATCGGGAGCGGATTTGGTCACAGTTCCAAGGATTAATTTACACCCAGGTTGTACCCAAGAATGGCTCGATAAATATGAATTTAAAACGAATGAACTTGACTGGATCAATTGGCCGGATTATATATGCAGAGTATTTAAAAATGACCCGGATGTGATCAAATATGGGAACAAACTCCACGAAAACATTGTGGGCGCTACCAAAATGATTTCCCTCAAACCGGATCCTTCGATTGCAGTATGGCATATCAAATCTATCGATAAACAAGATTGTCGTTGGGATAGTGATGGTAACTTTGATTTTAAAGTTCCCGATGGAGAAAACTTTTATGACACTCTAATGTAAATATAACTTCTTCATCTGTCATGTATGGAAACATTGGCAAACTAACACACGATTTACAAAATAATCTCGCATTTTCACAATTGGTGTAAAACTTTTTGAAACATTCCAAGTCTGGTAAGGCTGTGGGGTAATGAATACCCGTTTGTACACCATTATTGTTCATGAATTCGATATATTCCTCTCTGTCACCCCGAAGTGTATAGAAAACATGATATACATCTTTACCCACCGAGCTTCGTTTTGGAAAGTCTGCACCAGAACGGTATATCTCACTCACTCGTATCCTATCTTCCGTCCATTCATTGAGATGTTTTAGTTTTTCGCATAAGAATAAACCCTGAATACCATCCATTCGACTATTTATTCCATCACTTATATGTGCATATCGATCATTTTTTGGGGAACCCAAGCTGGCGTATTGTTTCATTTTGATGGAGAGATATTCATCGTTTGTGATACATGCACCTGCATCTCCGAGAGCACCGAGGTTCTTACCTGGGTAGAAGGAAAAGCATCCAATTGTACCATGTGTACCTACATGCTGTCCATTCACAATTGCGCCATGTGCTTGAGCACAATCTTCAATGATTGGAATATTCAGGTGTAGAAGTTTTGAAATATCCACACACTGTCCATACAAATGAACTGGGATAACACAATCGACACCATGAACTTTATCGACTAACATGAGACCAGTCTCTGGATCAACATCAATGAAAACTGGAACATGCCCTGCATTCAAAACGGCCATCGCTGTTGCGGCGTATGATATAGCTGGTACTGCAATTTTAGATTCGGGTTGTAATTCAAGTGCTTTTATGGCGATGTAGAGAGCATCTGTACCACTATTACATGAGACGCAATACTCAGACCCTGTATATTTTTTAAATTCTTCTGCAAATAATGTATCGTTTACAAATCCTGATGTATCCAATATTTTATCTAAACTATCATGAAACGATTTCCTAAGAGGATTGTGAATTCTAGATAGATCGTTGAATGGAACTTTCATTATTAAAGAGTATATTAGTGTATTCTTTAATAATGAAGTGTATAATCGTAGGACTTGGTTATTTCGGGAAAATCATTAAGAGCAAACTAAATGATCATGAAGTTTTGACAGTTGACCCATTTAATACAGCAAGTGATTACAAAGATATTTCTGATATTGATTTCGTAGATGGAAAATGGTTTGTGACCACTCCAGCGAGTACACATCATGACGTTCTTCTAAAACTATTTGATAAAGGTGTCAAAGATATATGGGTAGAAAAGCCTATATGTAGTACTTTGGATGATACACTTGATATATTTTCTAAAAAACCTGATGACGTTTTCTTATACTGTGATTTCACATGGCTTCAACACGCTTCGATCAAGAAACTTGGTGACGTTGAAAATGTTAAACATATAGAGATGAAATGGTTGAACGATGGTTCAATGATTCCTAAAGATGTTACTATTGTTACAGATTTGGCAATTCACCCCATTTCAATTTTGTCATTTTTTCTCATAAAGTTCAAAGATGTCATCGATAACATTCAAGTTGTATATGCAAACAATACATCTGTATTGATTAATGGCCAAAGTAAAGGAGGTGTTACATTTAATATTGAAGTGAGTAATTCGTCAAAGAAAAAGATGCGTAGTATCAGCATCTATTCTACGGATACTGTATATAGGTGGAATTCGGATAATGAATTTTTTATTGAAAATGTCGGAGATGTACAAAGAACCGATGCAATTGAAGAAAATATTAAACATTTCTTTTCTAAAAATTCTATTGGATATCCTCTAGACATTGCGAGAAGTCTTGAAAATGTCAATGAACTTTTCAGCAGCTTTGGTCATTAATAATTTTTCTTCATCTGTCATCGTAGAACGTTCAATTCCGATTGTATTGACTTTTAAGGGGATGGCTGGAACACCACCCCACACGATTCCATCGGGAGATTCTCCTTTGAAAAAACTACTCGCACCAATCATACAGTATTTACCAATGATTGATTTCTGGTGTACGGATGCATTCATACCGATATGAGTAAAATCACCTATACTTACAAATCCAGATATACTACACCCCGGGTTCAACTGTACATTGTCCCCGATGTCACAGTCATGACCGATAAAAACATGACTCATTATGTAACAGTCTTTACCTATGGATGTAACTTTATCAGTAGGTTTATTTATGACTACAAATTCTTTTATTTCTGTATTATCACCGATGATAACTTGACCATCAGGATTGGATACATGACCTTTCCAATCAGGTTCTGTGATCATTACTCAAATAATCATTAAAAACTTTAAATATATAAAGACTATAGATGTTTATCTTCTAGTATGCCCAAGTTTCACGGACAAGCACTACAAGATAAATTTGTTCTAAATGTTTTGAAGAATAAGAAGAATGGTACTTTCTTTGAAATTGGTTCCCATGAACCTATCAACATTAATAATACTTACACTCTAGCATCTGAATTTGGGTGGAAAGGTATCATGGTTGAATATTGTGAGCATTTTCGAGCTGGGTACGAAAAACATCGCCCCGAAAGTGTTCATGTTATCAGTGATGCCACTACACTTGACTATAAGCGGTTAATGGATGAGACGGAAATGCCACCCAACATTGAGTATCTCTCACTTGACCTAGATGGTGATGCGACCATCAAAACTTTGCGAAAACTTGATGAGGAAATCATGGATCGTCATAAATTTGCTGTAGTGACTTTTGAACATGATGTGTATGTAGGTGGTGATAAAGTGTCAGATCGCATAGAGTCACGAGAAATTTTCAAGAGGCGTGGGTATGTTTGTGTATTTGAAGATATTCATCATGAAAATCCAGATGTCGTGTATGAGGATTGGTATGTGCATCCAGAATTGGTAGACATGGAGTATGTGAATAAGTTGAAAGAGAGAAATGCTCACAAGTATGGTGAAAATACTATCACTGATAAGTCTCTCGATTGGAGGAGTATCAGTTATGAGAGTGATATCAAAATCACCTATTCTATTCAAGGCGAGGGAGATAGGTCAAAGCTTGTAGAATTTCTAGAGAAGATGAAAGATCCCAATGATGACATTATGATTGAACCAAAATCTGATGAAGCTACTGGAGACTATATATTCCAACTAAATGCCAATGAGATGCCAACTGAATATATGATTAAGAAGATCAAAATTGTCCTAATGGAGAAACAGTGTGATGCGTTTTTTGTACCACGTATCAACATATATCCATGCATCACAGAGGAATATTTACACTTGAACAAAGATCTCAAAGTCAATGAAGTTGGTTGGATCAATTGGCCAGATTTTCAGGGGCGAGTATATAAGAATGACGGAAAAGTTAAAATGATTGATGGTACTTTAAATGGACATGAGAACGCATTTGGTTTCAATGCTGAACCAAAATTCGCACTAACACATATAATGAAAAAATAAATACATCAAATTACGAGAGTTTTCTCGTGTCCAACACGAAGGGTTGTATTCACGATTACATCAAAACCAGCGTCCTTGAGGTTCTTACAGAATGCTACATCTTCGGAGCACGTATCCCGAATCATCTTCCCATCTTCACCTTCCATCTCTATGAGAGGGTAGGTAAAGTATGGATATTTCAACTTCTCTATGACCCCCTTACGACATGCGAAAAAGCCCATACCGTTGTATGCAACAGATATGTATTTATCTTTGACTTCTTCATCAGACTTCATGAATTTGAAGGAACCGACCTTTTTAAAATAATCCAAGTCCCATTCTTTGACACATGCGTAATGGACCATGTCCTGCATTCGGTAAAGTCCCGAGACGATTGGATATGTCTTCGTATCCTCTATGAGTTCGATGATTTGTTCGGGTGTAAACCTAATATCAGAGTCAATCGTGACCCATACATCATACTCGATTTTACCACCAAATGGTTTTTGGTCGGCACCCCTAAGGACATCGAGACCTAGGGTTTTCATTCTAGAATACGTGACATAACTAGAATATTCATTTATAATCATTACATTATAGTTTTTAGACTTTAAAGTTTGTACAGTTTCGAGAAGGTTCAACATAAACCCACCCGAAAATGTCCGACCAGGGAGAGCGATGATAACTTTCGTCATTTTGATAATATACCGAGCACTTCTTTAACTGCTGGGTGTCGAACGATATCTTCATCTTCCATTTCTACATGTACGATGTACTCAAGATCTTGACACTGCATGTTATAGACGAGGTCTGCAAGTCCATTATCAGGGCCGAGATCGGATTGTTCCAAGTCACCAGTCACGATGAGTTTTGTACCTTCACCGACTCTTGTTAAAAGCATTTTCATCTGATTGGGTGTAGCATTTTGCATCTCATCGGCGATGATGAGTGTATCACTGAACGTTCTACCACGCATGTATCCAAGTGGTTCTATCTTTACAAACCTTTCGATCTGATTGTATGAAAAGTATTGCTCAAAAATATCAAACATTGGTTTTGTCCATGGTTCCATCTTCTGATCCATATCCCCTGGAAGATATCCCATATCCTCATCGGCTGCCACGATGGGCCGAGTCAGTACAATTTTTGGGCGTTGGTATTTAGTCACATGATCGATAGCAATTTGACACGCAAGCATCGTTTTCCCCGAACCCGCAGGCCCTGTTCCAATGACGATAGGCTTGGGTGACCTGAGGGCGAGCATATATTTACACTGACCAGGTGTTTTTGGGAAGTTCATATATATTAGTTAAAGTTTTTTCCTTATATTAAATAAATGCAGTTCCACTTTGTAAAATTAAATGTAAACGGGTCATACCTGAGTCTTGTGGATCCCAGCTCTAAACCGAGACTTATTTGTTTCTCTGACAAAGAAAAGGCTCTCGACTGTGTAAATTATATAGCATCATTTAGGTCCAGGCATGGTGTATGGCCATCGTTTGACATGTCAAAACAAAAGCGAAAACTTGAAAGTGTGAATATCAAAGAACGAACACTGGAACAGGTGAAGCAATATTTAGAAATAGATACATATGATTTCAATACGATTGATCTAATCGCATCTCGATCGAATGTATCTTTTTATAACGTGTTACGATTTAACACTGTCTATACTGGTAATATAGAGTCAATAGATATGTCTGGACAAGAGATGGATGCGGTAGTTGATGAAAATGCCTATAGAGACATTCTCGAATTTAGCTTAAAAGTAAATTAACTTGTATTAATAATGTGTGGCATCCTAGCCCTCTTCGGTGATGAAGTAGAAGTTTCTTCATACCTCCTTTCTCACCGAGGCCCGGATGGGTATCGAACCAAAACAGTGGGTAAATGTCGTATGGACTTTTATCGTCTCGCCATTAATGATCTTACTGAGGCTGGTATGCAACCCTTTAGGGATGGTAACGAAATGTTAGTGTGTAACGGTGAAATTTACAATCATAGAGAATTCCGTAATGGAACGGAGAAAAGTAACAGTGATTGTGAGATTATTATGCCACTTATCCGTGATTATGGTGTCATGAAAGCAATTGACACTATCAATGGAGACTTTGCATTTGTATACACAGATGGTAAACGTGTCATCGCAGCTCGTGACCCAGTTGGTGTACGCCCTCTCTTCTATACACGGTATGGTATAGACTCAATTGCATTTGCGAGTGAAGTCAAGGCATTACTCTTTCTAAACTCGGAGATTCATATATTCCCACCGGGTCACATATACGATTCATACATCGGTGACTTTATATGCTACCATAATGGGTACTGGAGAGTGAATAAGTATATCAAATCTGGATTTCACCGACAGCTCCGTGAAACCCTCGAACACGCTGTACATGACCGTATCGAGAACACTGAGCGAGACATTGGATTTCTCCTCTCTGGTGGTCTTGATAGTAGTCTTATTGCCTCCATCGCTACACGAAAGTTGGGAAAGATTAGGACATTCTCAATTGGTCTCGAGGGGAGTCCTGACCTCAAGGCTGCTCGGGTAGTAGCAGACTACCTAAAGACTGACCACACGGAGGTAAAGTTTACAACAGGTGAGGGTATTGCCCATATCAATGATGTCATTCACTCTCTAGAGTCTTATGATACGACGACAGTTAGGGCGAGTACCCCAATGTGGCTTCTTTGTAAATACATCAAGCAGCACACTCCATGCCGGTACATTTTTTCGGGTGAAGGTGCTGATGAGATTTTGGGTGGATACCTCTATTTCCATAACGCACCAAATGTTGATGAATTTGCATGTGAAAACATGCGACGTCTGAGACTTATTCACCAATTTGATGGGTTGAGGGCGGATAGATGTGCAGGTGCGCATGGTCTAGACCTCATTGTTCCATTCCTCGATAAGAATTTTATCGATTTCTGTATGACTATCAACCAAACTGAGAAGATTGGAAAGATTGAAAAGCATATTCTGAGGGAGGCATTCCAGGGGTACCTCCCAGACGAAATCTTATGGAGGCAAAAGGATGGTATGAGTGACGCCGTGGGAACAAATTGGGTCGATGAGATTAAAAAGTATGCGGAATATGACGTGGATGACATACTTTTTAGAGAGACGAGGGCGAAATCTCGCGGTCACAATACACCTTTGACGAAAGAGGAGGCTATGTACAGAAACATCTTTTGGAAGATGTACGGGCATGCCAATGACCATCTCATCTCAGAAATCTGGAGACCTAAATGGACTACTGTGACTGATCCAAGTGCAAGGTTACTTATAGAAAAGAATCCCAAGTAATATATAATGGCTCACTTTGTTCTGAGCTTCGATTGTAAAAACGAGGAACATGCTATGTGGTTGAAAAGGGTTGGTGGTATTATGGCAAGGTCTATCGGTGGTGAGAGTATCGATATTTTGAGTACAGTAAACACTAACCCATTACCAGGAAAACCCACTATTGAAAATCCCATCGACTTTGCGTATATACATTTCCAGTTGTGTATGAAGTATGCCAACGCTGTACTAAGCGGGGTGGCGTTTGTACCTCCTGTACTCGCGTAAGGTGAAGTCTCTAGGTTCAGAGTTTTCGTCCATTCGTACAAGTAAAATTTTCCCATACACTTCTTCCATATCAAACGGGTGTGGTAAAATGTTTTCATTCTTCATTTTACCATCTTCGGGTTTCATGATGACAACATCTATATCAGGCCATTGTCCAATGAAAGTTTGACACCCCTCTATAATTTGAAATATTTCGTTCTTGTGAGGGGTTATATCGATATCTATCTCTACAATATCCCTCAATTTCTCACGAATGAGAATTGCTTTGTTCATATTAAAGTCTCCCCATAAAAAAATATACACAAAATATAAATGAACAATAGATATTTGCTAGCTTTGGCTATACTGATCGTCGTCGTCTGGATGGTGTATAAATCAAGAGAACAGTATCAATCTGGTCGTGCTGACTATCGTTATGGGTTCGTGGATACTAATCCAGCTCGCCGTGTAGCGGATGCTTTTGACAGTCCCAATATTGATAATCCTTATGAAGGACTTCCTCTACCCTAAGTAAATAAAGAAATGGTGACAGTATAAGTTAAGAATGGAAAACAAGACTCGACAATTCGTCATCGAGCGTTTAGCCACACTTCTCAAGATTCCTGAAGATGACACAATATGTATCAATCTCGAGAAATGTATATTAAACCACGCAACCGATCGGGCGAGACAAATGGACGAGGCAGCGGCTTGGGATAATCATAAATATAGTAATATCTACAAACATAAGTTCTTATCTCTTCAGAAAAGTCTGAGAGATAATCCAGAGTTGATAGATAAAATTGTTCAAAAGAAGTTGAAAACGAATGATATCATTAATATGCGTCCTGAACAGTTACATCCAGATGGATTATATGCTGAAGAGATGGAGTTGAAAATTCACAAAGATATGAGAAAGGAGTACTTGAAGAGAGAGATTAAGAATCAAGCAGGCTTTTTCGTATGTGGTCGCTGTAAGTCTAATAAGACGACATACTATCAAATGCAGACGAGGTCCGCTGATGAACCAATGACCGTATTTGTGAGTTGTCTCAACTGTGAACGAAATTGGAAATGTTGAGAGCGTGCTCAGAAGCTGTGAGGTCCGTTGGTAGGTCACCCACAGATAGAATGAAATGATAGCGTAGTCTCTTTTTCATAATATGTTTTGTTTCAGCACTCGTAAATCCCAAATAATTGTACCTAATTTTATACTCTTTTAGTTGCCCAATCGTCCATTGTATACTATATTCTAATCCAGGTCTCGCTGTGATGAGTACGATACGGTACCCCATTTGCATAGCTACATTGAGAAGTTCGATAATGGGTTTATTTGGATGACCATTTGTAAATATAAGTGTATCATCTATATCAAACATGACAGCATCATTGGGATGCACCTCTCTATTTGATATATAATGTATACCCCAGGTCTTCAGGTTATCCATGTAATATGATTAAAGATTTAAATTCAAAACCATATAGTTATGATCATTGACGTTGAATGTGAAAATGGCACGACACAGATTGCGCGAACAGTTTTAGAGAATCAAGATTCCTATATTGTAAATTTTCTTGAAAAGAATATACAAAACTTTTACGATTTTATAGATGCGCATGAAGAAATTTCAAAAGAGTCCATCTCTGGATTCTATGATGTAGAAAATTTAGAAGAAACTGGTCTCTTTGTAAAGGTTCCACGTGGGTATGAACTTATCGATGACAGTGAAGATGAAGACTATACATGTACCGAAACAGATGATGAAGAGAGTGAAGACGATATTTCACTTGTTGACGAAGAAGAAGCCTAAGTTAAAAAATAATATTTGTAAAACTCAAATGGAGTATAAAGAACCAAAAAAACGTGTGACTAAAAACGATAAGAAAAACAGCAGAGAGGTATATTCCACAAAACACGTAAGAAACTTGCTTAAACAAAAGGAGGCATCTTTAGCAAAGAAGAACAATGGCCCCTTACACCCCCCCGAACGCCCACTACTCTCAAATGGACGTATCAAACTATACTGAAGACCAATTATTTGCGTTCATTGGTAAGACTGGTAAGAAATTCTATTGGCTCACAAAGAAGTTAGGCCTTGATTATCTCTGGTACGATCGTGAACGAAAGGTTATTGAAATTTGGGGTCCGTACTATACGCATCAGAATCAGCAATCTGCACATTTGATTATGTGTGAACTCGATTATTTTATGAAGCCTAAGTTAGAGGATACTCACACCAAAAAACAAGATGAGCATGTTCAAGCGACCGTCGCAACGTGTTAGATGCCCTCCACCTATTCGGGGGGATAAACCTAAAGAAGGTGCATTTTTATATGATATTATACTTTCCAAACCAACTGATAAATTCACGTTTCACAAACGAGCCATATACAATGAGGAAGATTATCTCAAAGCATTGAAGAATAATCATCAAAACCTGGGTATACCCTATGAGGAACCTATACTTCCTAAGGTACCACCCCCTCTTATTTACAAACCTTCAAATGAACCGGAGATTAAGTTTGGTGATACGATCCAAGTAATCCTCAATATTCTTAAGAATGGTACGATTCGGGTAAAGGTTAATGGAGCTATCGCAACCATGTATGAAAAATATTATCATCATGGTAAAGAGGCTCCTATTAAAACTATACTTCAGGCATACAAGGCGCATGGATTTAGTAAAGAGTTCCTAGAAAAAATAAAAAGAAATCACAATAAGAAATTGGTATATGCAAAGAAGGTTCCTAGTATTTTACAAAAGATATTCGATAAGGAACCAGTAAAGAAACCCAAGAAGGTGAAGGTGGTGATAGAAGAACCTGATGTGGTGGAGGAGGAGGAAGAGGAACAGATTCCCCCAGATGAGGGTGAGTTGGATGTGGAACCTGAAGAAGATGAAATTGTAGAAGAAGAATATGTATCAGATGGAGATGAGTAGCATGCCTAAGTAGAATTAATTGTTTAATAAACTAACTAACATGTTCGTTACCAACGTTGTCCTCGCAAACCAAATCCTCGACCGTGACTTCTTCTTTACCCTGAAGGAAGCGACGCGTCACGCTAACGAACAAACCAAGGAGAAAATCTGGAAGCTCCCCAACAATTCTATCTTCTTCGGTGATATCGAAGTTCGTGTTTACAACACCGACGACTACAAGAATGAACATTTTCTTTCTTTCATTGATTCCTGCTGAAATTGCAGAGATGTCATGTGACCAGCATGTCGTCAAGATCCAATTGGAAATTTGCCAAATGCTTTACACTGCATGGTACTTTTCCAGTGAGGAAAATTACATCCAAGAGAATGCACCATATACAAAGGATGGAAAGAGGCGGGGATACCGTGCCGCACACCCAATGACTATGTGGATTGGTTCGAGTCTGGAAAACTATATCTACGCATGTGAGATTGGTATGGCTTTGACCCTTGAGTACACGTATAGATACACACTTGTGCGGAACATCTAACATGGTTGATGAATCATCATCCATCTCATTTTGAGGAGCGCAAAAGTGAGACAGCATACTACTCTAGGGAAGGGATCCCCGAGTGTATGCCTGAAGAGTATAGGTGTCCAAGTGTGGTGGGTGCTTATCAAATGTATTATATGGTGGAGAAGATGGGATTTGCTCGATATAAAATCCCTGTGGATAGTAAATGATTGTAGCAACAACTTTTTTCAATCACCCACATATCAAAGGTGTTATTGAACTAGAAGAGAAGGGTACCAAAGTTGTAATCAAAGGAACCCTAAAGTCAAACAAATACAAAAATAGTACACATGGTATTCATATCCACGAAGCCGGAGACCTGAGTGATAACTGTATGGGAGCTTGTGGTCACTTCAATCCATATGGTAAGAAGCATGGTGGACCAGGTTCTAAAGAGAGACATGTTGGTGATCTCGGTAACATTCGTTTCGATTCGAAAGGTGTCGCTAAAATCAGAATGGAAGACTCACTCGTCAAATTGAGAGGAACAAAGGCGAATGTCATTGGAAGATCCCTCGTGATTCACGAAGATCCGGATGATTTGGGTCTCGGTGGTCACTCAGATAGTCTAAAAACTGGACATGCAGGAAAACGAATCACATGTGCGGTCATTGGTTATTCTAAGAAGATGTGTATATGAGTTAATTAGTATTTGCCCTTCTTGGAGAGCGGCGGTTACCATTACTGTTAGTAACATTCACGACTCGTTTTGAGGGAGGTACGGGTGTGTTTGCACGTACAGTTTCGGAGTACAACATATTGAATATCTTAACCAGAACACCCTTGGTCATGGGAATACCCTTACGCATCATACCTGTAAGCATGGCAATAATCGTACTGATAACAGCCGCCGAGACGGCCTGATTCGCCATGATAGTAGTCATAATCGCAACGAAACTGAAAGGACCCAGGAACTCCGCGGTATCCTTCATGCTACCGGTGACGATACGAGTGGATTTACCCACATTCTCGAAACCCGTGGCAACGGTTTCTGTCACAGCACCAGCGGTCCTCTTTGTGTTGCTAGAGGTCTTAGACGCGACGTTCAGGACGTTCTCACCCACACCAAGGAAAGTGGAAAGAAACTTCACGGGGAAGTTGAAGAGTTGACGCGCTGCATTGGCTGCGGAGGCCTTGGACGCTAGGCTCTTGGAGACTTGGTTCGATACACTTACCTGGATTAATTCCTTATGGGTTTGTGCATTCGCACGCTTATTGACATTTAAAGCCAATTCACGGATGTTAGTCATAGCCGCACGTTGCTGGATATTCATTTTCATACTCTCAATTTGGATGAGGCTATTCGCAAGCTTGGCGTTACGGGCAAACTTCGCACGTTGCGTTTTGATACCGGTAGCGAGGGTGGGGGCGTTCATCGCAAGAATAGTGGAGGTGATGGCTGCGACAAAGACGGCAAGCCTCTTACCAGTGAGACCAGCCTTTTTCCCTGACCTGCGAATAGATGATTGAGCGTTGTTTTCTAAGTTATTCATTCTGGATTGGGTACTGACAGAACCTGCGGATTCGACCCTAGACATTTACAATGACCTGAGAAAAAAATATCAATTGATAGTAGATATGTCTAACAACGGAAGAACATGTTCCGTTCTTGACGATGGAAATATATTTCAGGATTTATCGGCTTTCGATGTTCCAGTAACAAACGTTATAAATCGGAAAACTCCAGGTAGTAAAACTTTCGATATAGCCTTTTTGGCTGACGTAATCGAAGCTTTAAAACTAGATTGTTTCACTTTCCACTCACAATGTAAGTCTCAGTATCCCATCGTTGGACCAAAAACATGGAGTACATTGATAACATCACTTGATCAAGAAAATCGTATGAGTTTGGCTCACGTCCTCGAACAATCTGGTGTTCCCACCTTATTCAATACACCGAGATTATGTGACCCGGGTATGCTCGTATCTAAAAATTGGAGTCTTCGAAACTATATTGAAACACGGTTAGTTGATTTTAAGTACACGTATAATCTTGGGAGGAATGTACAGACAAGGGATCCTAGTGAATGTTACCCACGAATCGTTTTGGACTTTAGACCATTTGAATTTAAAATTAGATTACCAAATCCTAAGGTGAATGCACAAGATGATATCATGTACGTGACTGAATGGATCACAGTGGAGGATAAGGTTCAAAAAGATATCGGATATAGTCCCCATATCGCACTGTCGAAAACATCTCTCGGCAAGTCAATAAACACGAGGACTATTTTCAAACAAATGATCGCTAGGGCTATGGATACAATAATAGAGACGAAGCTAACGAATAAGAGGAATGTTAGTGAGAAAAATTCTGGTATGCAGAGAGATGCCTATATCGAGAACTTCATCAAATTTCTTGAGAAGATTGACCAATTATATATCGTTGATGGAGATTCTAAATTTACAAACACTACCGTACCAGAACTAAACTTTTCAGATGAGGTGTTGGCTATTATTTATTACGACATGCTTCATGACAAATTATTTTCTAAGAGCCATCTTCCATTTGCGAAATCAATCAAACAAGGAGATATGAAGGGGGCTACGAGTGCGGAAAAAGCGACGCAGTTTCAGAAAATCCCTTCGGTGTTTAGAAAAAAAAATAGGGAAACATTTAATTTCAGAGCAAAATTTAAAGATGAATTCAAAAAATTAGTTGGGTCAGTTCAATATGATGGATTGGTTGGTAAGGGTATTGTACAAACTTCAGTTAAAAACTATGGTCCATGGCTCATTTTAAAACCGAAAAATGGTGTAATTCCAGCATTTTTGAAAACACTTGGTGATCTTTCACAATATGTATATGCTGCTAAGTATCAAACAGTTGTAGCGACAGGTGATAGGATGGGTGTTGGTGCTGGTCTTTACATAAACGCTAAGAGTAATAAAAAGGTCAAGTGTATGATAGAGGATTCAACTACAGGTTTTGTCATTTATAGTGGGTTCACTAATTTGAAATTTAGAAGAAGAAGTACATGTAATGTTCAGGTAAATGGTACCCAAGCATGCTCACTAAACACGGTAGTTAATAAAGGCACGATTGCCAATAGATTGCGTCAGGCCGCACCTGACCAAGAACTTCTTAAAAAGATGATACGCAATAAACCAAAAATACCACCAGGTCTTAAGGGTCTTCCTAACCAATGGATACGATCCGCTAACGCTGCAAGTACTAACACCGCAAATACGATCGCAAATTCCATCATCAAATTTAAGGAGTATTGGGGTGAAGATGAGGCGAATAAACTTATAAATGCATATGGAAAATTACAAGGTCGTATATCAAATACCAACAAGCGTGCAGCGATTGAGACTATAATCAATGGGGTCTTACCCGAAAATCAGAAGATACGTGTGAATAGAACGACTGGTAGAATAAATAAGGTCTCATCACCCCCTGTGAACGCTACCAAATTGTCTGGTACCAAACGACCATCACCTAATGTAACCAATAATCGCACTACACCAGTATCAGCTCCTAAACGAGTTATCACTACATCGGTTAATGGTAACAATCGCAATAAGTTGAGAACTTATATGGACACGCTAAACAGACTGACCGAAAATAATAAAAAAGAATACCTGGCTAAACTAAACACTTCCGGTTTAAACTTTATCAAAATTAAGAACGCTGCGTACAATACACATAGGATTCGTGTATTTAATTCACAGATTAACAAAAATAAACTTACATCTAATGAATACAACAATTTCGTGAGGCGAATTAAAAATAGTGAGAAATTGCAAAATGTCGTGAATGAGGCGAAAAAGAAAGCGTCCAAGAATGTAGTGACTTCATATGGAAGAGTGAGTAGGAGACCACAATAAATAAAAATGTCAGTTCATATAAATGGATGTTGTATTCACATACGGTCGCTTCAATCCACCACATTTAGGACATAAAATGATGATTGAAGAAATTATCAACAAAGCTAGTAAAATGAAAAAGACTCCAGTGGTGATCGTGTCACATTCTTATGGTAATAAAACGAATCCCTTATCAGTACCTGATAAAATACGAATTTTGAAGAGATGGTTTCCAGAATTAACAGTTTTATCGTCGTCTAGAGAACGTTCTCTCGCCAAGATTGCGGATAATTTCAATGAACGATCAGTTATGGTTGTAGGTGAAAACCGTAAAAATGCTTTCAGTTTTTTAAAATTCAATAGACTTGCATTGAAGCGACCAAATGATGCACCTTCTGCAACGAAAGCTCGTACAGCTGCTGTAAATGGTAATAAAGAAGTATTTAAGAATCTAACTGGGTACAATCTCACAAATAACATTCAAAATAAGATTTCAAAAGCTTCTACCATCACTAAAACGAAAAGGTCGAAGTTGTAGCTTAATGGTGAGCCCCGTTTGGATCAATTTTAGAATTGTACCCCACTTATAAAAATGTCAATGGATATTTGAATTGGGTTAGAGACGTTTTATGGAGAAATATATCCTCAAAATATTATAAGATTGTTAATTCATAATGTTTCTCAATCATTAGGAACTTATAGATTTAAAATGATATACATATATAATGGCGATTGACAAGACAAAGAAAGATAAGCTGACTGATTCTGAAAAGAAGAAAATCAAGCAGGAGAACAAGGCGAAGGCTAACCCCGGTAAGGCTGCTGAGAAGAAGGAGAAGAACGATGCGTGCAGGGAGAAACGAAAGGAGGAGGGAACTACCAAGTCGTTTGCTTAACCTAAGTAAACCCAAACATGTATAAAATTTCAATTAATGAACACTCTTAACGAGACTTTCACAAACGCAAGAGTTATCTTGAGTCTCATTTGGATCACAGGGAAAATCGACGACCATGTCCGCAATAACCATCGCTAGAAATCGTTTGACTGTCATTGGACGTCATATTCAAACAATGGCTCTCAGGGAGGATATTCTCTTTCCAAGTATGAAAGCTTACCCCAACATGATTTCTGGATACACGATTCAAGTTGATGTTCGACATGAGGAGAAGACTGTTAATTTTGTCACTGAGGCTATGTGTCCCAATGAGAAAAGAAATATTTATCTCCCACAAAAGCGGTTAATGCGTGATATGTACCCGGAATACATGATTACAGAGAGGCATGCCTAAGTATAACCATTTTAGTTCAATTTCAAACATGTTTGCTGTCCGTTGTCATTCCCCCCGCGTACCCCGTGCGAACAAGAAGCATATTATTTCTAAAGTATGTAAAAGTTATTACACTATTAACAACTTGAATACTAAAGATATATCTGAAGTTGATGGTACAGACATTTTACATATTTTAACTTTTCATCAACCGAATGCTGATGAGGGTATCTATTCTATCCGTGAATTAAATGAGGATGGTCTACCAGTCAATCACATCCTAGCCTTTATAAATTTCGAGGATGCTTTTAGATACAAGACCCTTCTAGAGGCTGAGATGGGCAGATCTCCATACGTTCAATTCGCATCCCGTTTTGAAATCAATCATGCATGTGATGTTGGACACTATAACTGTCGAGTTGTAGATGAAGGTGTTCTTATTACACCCCCTACTCAAACTGTTAGAGTTACAGATTGGGAAGCTCGTACAGCTTTAATTAATGGCAACTGGAGTGTGAGAGAGACGGATTAGAAGAATATGTTGTTATAATAATATGAGTGTGTACAAAAATAGAATGATTCGTATGATGTACAAAGACCTATACTTACCAGTGCGGTGTTATACACCCACTAAAGCACAATTTTATTCATTACTTGGTGAATGTAAGTGTATGACAGAGTGTAAATTTATTCATGAATCACAACGGAAGAAAGACTCTCATAACTCGCTATCGGTGAAAGACCTGGAATCGTAGTATTACATGGATGGTCATACATATCTATAACTGTCTCGAAAGATTTCGAACATTTATTACACTTCACCGTTCCATAACCTCTTATAAGTCTACGATTGATATCATCAGTTTGATGACACCCCATATGTGTGATAAGTTCTTCCATAGTATTGAAGTTCTTACCACATAGGTCGCATGAACATGGGTAAAGTGTGTGATAATTTCGATGGAGTACCTTTTTCGCGGAAAATGAAAAAGGAAAACACATTCTTATAACCTAAGTGGTATAAAGTTTTAAGTATTATTCACTTTAACATGACTTGCATGAACTATATTGCGTTTGATTTTGAGACCTCTGGTCTCCCGAAGGGTCGCAAACCCCTAACCCCTGAGACTATCGGACAGTATGACACATGTCGTGCTGTATCCCTCTCAGCTGCAAGGTTCTCCTCCCGTGGTCGCCTTATAGATACGTTTGATGCGATGGTGTACCCTGATGGCTTTGAAATAAGTCCCGGCTCGATCGCTATCCATGGTATCACAGAGGATATGGCTAGGTCTAAGGGGCGTTCATTCGTCCAGGTATTCACAGACTTTATGACCTTTATTGGTCCTCGTACGACTACTATGGTGGCGCATAATGCAAAGTTTGATGTGAGTGTGCTTCGTTCAGAGATGATGCGTCATAACATTGACCTCTCCCTGATTGACAATCTCCAATTTCGTTGTACCCTTGAGTTGTACCGAGAGCGGTTCCTCAAGCCTATCAAATTGGGAGTTCTTTACGAAGAAACCTTTGGTGAACAGTTTGAGAATGCACATAACTCTTTGGCTGACTGCATCGCGTGTGGAAGGGTATATCCTTATGTCATAGGACACACTCGTGAGTTGAGACCCCTCGGTATTCCCAAGGTGATCATCGGTGCCTCTTCTGTGGCGAGTGCTATTGGAATTGGATTCAAGAAGACACCCGAACTCATTTCCGACTTATGGAAGAAGTACAGTCCCCAAACCTTTGAAGGGACGACCAAGGAGGATAAGGCTCTCGAGATTTTCACGGCAAATCCGAACACTAAGAATATCCTGGAAGAGGTTGAGAATTTCAAGTCTGAGAAGAGTACTGATGTAGAACAGAAGATTCGAGCGGTGTACCACCAGATTGAGCATTCGGGTCTCACACCCCAAGATATGGTCTTGGCGAAGGACCACCTCCGCAAGACCCTCTACACGAACCATGGAATTCGGAATGAGTACAAGACTGCGGATGCCGACCATGTCAAGCTCGTCGAGGATGACACATTCTATACCCATGACATTTGTACGATTGAGGGAACTTTGTACCAGATTGTGGGTCGCATTGATAGGCTTCAGATGAATGAGGATGGGTCTCGAACCCTCGTGGAGATTAAGAACCGTGCGAAGACTCTCTTCAATCGTGTGAGGGATTACGAGGAGGTGCAATGTCAAACCTACCTTCAGATGCTTGGAGACATTAAATATTGTCGTTTGGTGGAGGACTATAATGGTGAGCGGAAGGGATACCTCATCGAGAAGGATGATGAGAGGTGGAAAGGAACGATTGTTCCTAAGCTCCAGAACTTCTGTGAGCTTTTCCATAGTATGTTGAGTGAAGGCCTAAGTGCTTAGAAGAAAGTTTTGTAATGAAAGAAAGATGTCACTGGTTCCAATTAAATTACTAAAAAATGGTGTGTCGAAGAATACTCTTTTGAACCTCAAGAAGGAATCATATGAAATTGATACTACAGATTACATTGAATCTAGGATACTCACGAATACTCGAGCCAAGGAGCTCCTAGCCATCGAGGATGCATCTGAGATGGCGAAGTTATATCTTCATAAGAGTGGTTTATTCGAGAAGATTGTTAGGGATATCAAAAAAGAAACTGGGAAGAAATTTACTTTTCAATGTAGTAATACAAATGTGATGAAGGTTAATAAGAGGGGTGAGCTTGAATATATCTTAATGGAGGCATCATATGACAATGGAACTGGTCATTATGGAATGGCACGAGTAAATCATATGGAACGAACGGGTAAATTCTTCGATTCTATGTTGAAGAGTGAATCGGATTTCAAAGGCCCCCTTGAGAAGGCTTTGACAAAAAGATACAAACTCTCAGAATCTAAAAATAAACTCCAACCAACTGGTGGATTTGTCGCTGGAACACCCGAGGAGTTCAAGGAACCAAACTACTCTGGAGGGGTTCCCAAGAAGGTTTTGGATGAAGCGTACGAATTATCACAATACGATGAACTTTCTCAACATCACTTTTGTTATGTGGAGTCTCTCCTTGCTATGATGAATGATCTAGGCCACGGCAACCCCGGACCTGGCGATCCTCGAGACCGCCTTACCTTCGTGAAGTGTGTTGTTTGGGGACTGATTCATAAGTATGTTCCTAAGGAGAAGCAAAAATCTGCACAATGGAAATATTTCGTGAAGAACTTCCCATATATCATGGAAACGAGAAGTCCTACTGGTAAGCGATTGCGAATGGCATGTGGATATGTCCAGGTACCCACTGCTGTGATTACATTGAAGAAGTTAGATCTTCGTGATGATATAGATGAGACTTGGAGTTTAAAAAGAATAGTCGATTGGTCAGCATGCTGTTGAACTATATCTGTGGAACGACAATACATGAAATTATGGTACTGACTACACTTAATTTTATCATTAGCATGATTACACTGACGCTCGTACTCACGAAAAGTCCTGTCAAAATTATAGAAGATAAAAGCCTAAGTGACCTCACCTAAACTTTAAAACATAACTAAAATGTTAGAATACCTCGCCCTCAT